CGTAGAAGAACATTAAAAAAATATAAAAAATTAGAAACGTAATAAAAACATTATATTATTATAATGTAGTATAACTGAAAAATGCGTGAAAAACTATCTATAAAATATTATACAGAAAGAGAAGAAATATGTAATAAACTCGTAAGCATATTAGAGTTAGATGAAAATAATTCTATTTTGTTGTGTGATTTAGAAAAAGATGTAGAAAAGCAAAATAAAATATTAGATATGAAAGAAGAAATTAAGATGTATTTTGCTGTAAGTTGTTTAGCACCATACAAACCAACAGCAACATGTAATCGCCCTTATATTAATATTATTCGTGGAATACTACGAATGCAAAACTATACTTTTGAAGGGACGTCATTAATTACAAGTTTGAACGATGGAAAATATACATCAACTACAAAATATAAAATATTTAGGAATAAATGAGTAATTTTATTTATAAGTCAAATAACTTAAAAATAAAATCTTTAGGTATAATATAGGATGGTGAAAAAGAAGAAGGACGAAAACATCCCAAAAGTTAAAGTTGTTAGAGATGACGTGAAACAGCGTAAGGAAGACAATAAAAATACGGATTTTACATGTATCAAAAGTTCGTGGAAATCATTTTGTAAAAATAATCTTTTAGCAGATACGATTGTAGAAGACATTTTACCTAAGATTAACACTATCAGTTTCTTATCATATAAATTGTTAAACTATCATTTTACAAGGTTATTGGAAGAAAATAAACCTTTACCAGAAATAAAACAAAATATTTTTTATCAAGCATGTTGTATGGTTTCACGACTAAAATACACGAAGGACACTACGGATACAACAACCGAATTATATGAAAGTTTTTCACAAATGAAAGAGTATATAACGGATGCTTTGCCCGCACGTGATTATTTGTGTTTAGGATACATTACTAATTTGAATAAATTACAACTTACTATGACGAATAATCATTTGAAATTGAACTTTTATAATCGTTTTCGTAAATATTTGAAACTACGAACTGGTGAAACTGATAATGCGGTTGTGTATCATTGGTTAAAGGATATTTATGAAGTAAAGTATGAAGGGAAAAATACGTTTATTTTGTATATGCGTGAATGGTTAAAATACACTCCGACCGAAGCAAATATAGTGAAACATTCTAATCATTTCGTTAAGATTTATTATTCTATTTTGAAGGAGTTTGAAAAATATCCAGAAACAAAAGGAGTAAGAACATTCACTTTATTACCACATAAGCACGGATTTACACAATCGCATATAACTATTTGCAATGCTGGGTTAGAAAATACACTCAAATATATTGCGAATGAACTAAAATGTGCTAATAATAATATTGATAGTGGTTTAGATGTGAAAAAGTTTGAAGAAAATAGTAATAAGTATTGGAAAGAATTATTCAATATTAGAAAATATGAAACAAAAAATAAAAAGTTTGGATATACAATTTTAACAGATGGTAAAAGTGTAGTATTGCAAATGCGAAAACCATCACAACCAGAAAAAACAGCAACTCAATATACCGAGCAACAATACGATAACTTTTTAGGGATTGACCCTGGAATAAGGGCATTGATTACTTCTTATGATACAAATGATAAAGTTATTCAAGTATCCACCAGAGAATACAGACACGAAAGTAAAATGATTTATGCTTGTAAGAAACGAGAAAACTGGTATAAAAAGTGGGAACATTATGAAGAATGGAAACTTATACCTACTATAAAAACCAGTAAAACAAGTGTAATGAGGGAATATTTCAAATATGTATTTCCACGATTGCGAACATTTACAGAGTTTCATATAGAAAAGGGTTTCCGTAATTTGAACTTCACTTCTTATTGTAGAAGCAAAGCAACATTAGCAAAAATATGCGAACGCATAAGCGGTGTAACCAAAAAAACAAAACATGTGAAAACATTAGTAGGTTTCGGTGATTACTCGCAACAACATGGATTAGTAAAATCTCACCCAACTACACCTATTTTACGTTTGAAAAAGGAACTTCGTAGGTATTGTAAGGTAGTTGATATAGATGAATACAAAACCAGCAAAACGTGTTCTTCGTGTAATAAAGAAATTGTATTATACCGAAATCGTATTCAACGAAAAAAAATGGGAGTTTTAGAACCCATCGCAAAAATGACTAATATCCATAGTGTAATCCGTTGCAAACACAACGAGTGCAAATTATGCTGTATGGATAGGGACATTAATGCTTCCAAAAACATATTAGGGTTGCTTCTCAATCAATATAGAGGAGAAGAAAGACCAGTATGTTTTAGACCAGAAAAAATTGCCGTGAAACCTCGCAAGAGTGATAAGCGTGCAAAGGCGTGCGATTCGCCATTACTAACTTGATTTTTTTTAATGTCGTGAAAACGGCGTTTTAAATTACCAAGGGTGTAATCATACAACATTATTTTTTTTTTGCATCATAGAACCTTGAAAAAATCGTAAACTTGTTAAATTGTACATTCAACAAGTTTACGAATTATCTCTCATTATCTCAATTACTTACAAAAAAAAGTAAATTAGAGTGCACTTATAGTTGAAGCATTTACCAACTTTATGAGGAGGGGTGCCTTGACAATGCGGTTGATATTTGTCGTTGTTGCTATTGTCTCTTGACTGAAGTTGGACGAATTGTAGTTGGTCGTTTGTAATAATGTATTTTGTGGTCCAACATTGTTAAGAGGCGTAAGAGCTTCGGTGTCAATGTTAAGATTGAGTTTAACAGTTGTTCCTGCATTTACCCAGATTAAATCGCCGGCTACGAAACCATCAGCAATGCCATAATTCGAGTGGTTGGCTGGATCGGTTGCAGTACCAGAGACGGTCGGATTTCGGTTTCCGAAACAATTTGTGTTGATGGCGTGTCTTAAAGACTTTGTAATATTGGTGACAGTAATGTTTCCCGAAACTTGGTTAAAATATGCACCAGTTTCACTTGTAGAGACATTGGTAAATAGTTGTAACATCGATTGACTATCAAAATGATTGTCTCCATCAATCTTAAATTCAGACGCGGCGGTGAAAAGAGAAGAGAACCCACCATCGAAACCGAAATAAGCTGCAACATAGTTCTTGAAATCAGAATACAAAGTTGAGTATCGACCGACTGAAATGATTTGCTTACTCTTCACCAGCCCATCAGAAAACTCTGAAGAAGATAATGTAATTGAATCAGTTGCTTCGTTATTGATCTCGAATTGGTCAGTAATCGAGTTAAACATAGACGATATAACTTGTGTATTGGTGTCGTTTTTGTTTAGACCTAATTTTGAATTGAAGAGAGCAACATCAAACAATACTTGAACCGAGTCAGTAACATCGTACAATTCCACGTCGGTGTCTTCTCTGAGTTTGATATCATCGAATCCGCGTTCCATTACGAACCCGCCGGTAGCATTGAATGTGTAGAGGTTCGATAATAATGGAGTTTCGTCTGAATTTGACGATATAATATTAGCAACATAAATTGAATTTGACGTAAATACGGCAGTAAATGCGATATTTTGACTATTCGTAGGATTCACGGGAGTGAGTGGAATCTGGGTCCCATCAAATGTTGTGCCTATATCTTGAAGACGTAACAAGTAGAGATTTTTGGTTATTCCCTTGTATTGTGGTAGATTTAACACCAACGACACCCTATTATTCGAATTGATTACACTGTTCCCAGTTTCATCATAAAACTTGAAATAGATGGCAGGGCTATTGGGCGCACTTGGTAAATTTACAGAGAGTGTTGATACAGCAACACGTGTGGCTGAGTTCATATTGTTGTCGAGAAAGTTAAATTGAAGACCCGTAACCAATGAATTTGTAACATTGCTGGTAAAAGTGGTTTGACCAGGATTCAAAATATTTACTTTGACGTTCATCGTGGGGGATGATAATACCGCGTTTTGAGTTACTATAGAGATAATTTCATTGTTTGAAGCAGTTTGAATCTGTTGGACATTATCGTTAAATATAGTGAGTTCTTGATTTGAAACGACTGCGAATGGCACAGATATCGACGAACTTACGTAATTTGTCAAATTAGTCGGGGTAAATGATACATAGACGGTATAGTTGCCAGAACTCAGTACAACCGAACTTGTGACCTCTTCGTTGTTAATGAAATATCGCACGGTACCTGCAATGTTAGGAGCGACGATTGCAGTCATAATTGATCCGAAAGTTGTTCCACTTACAATATTGGCGGGACTATAGGTGATTGAGGTGGATTGTTTTGATACGGTTAATGGGCGCGTAATTGATATCGACTGCGTGGTGAAATTAATTGGTTTGGTCGGTGTGAAAATCGAGGTAATCGTGTAGGAACCACTGTTTAATTGTGTATTCGCAAACACTTGAATACTATTGATGAAGTAGTTGATGGAACCGTCAAATGTGGCAGATGCTGATAAACTTGACTCGAGCGTTGTGCCATATTGGATTGAAGACAACGTTGGGTATGTCATTGTCAAAACAACTTTGCCGACGTTGACTGTGTGAGTCGCGTACGCAATTGCATAATTGGAATCGGTCGGTACAAAACGCGTGTAAATTGTGTGTGTGCCATAGTCAATCACGTCGGTTGAGGTTGCAACCAGTGAGTAGATGCTATCATAGTAATACTGTATAGTGCCAGGTATTGAGTCGACAACCATGTTGTTCAAGAATGAAGAGTTCGTGGCGCCGTATGTGATACTCGATGTTTGGGTTGCGTACACTAAACTTGTCGGTATCTTCGTAATTGTGAGGGTGGTCGTAACGGTGGCAACATTGTAGTTCTTGGTGGGGGTGAAGCGAGCATATAGGGTATGGGTACCGACCGCCATGGCCGTGGCATTTGTGAGCTCGGTTGTAAATGAAGAGTCCAAGAAGATTTGCATCTGGCCGTCTACCGCAACACTCTTTACAGGCTGTACTAAACTGAGTTGGTTGGCGGTTTGGTACGTGTATGCAGGCGCAGATTGGTAAGACAGAGTTAGAGATGCGTTTTCAATGGTAAATGTGAGATCAACGAGCGACGATGCATACGTGGTACTTGTAGGATTGAAGATAACTGTGTATGTGTAAGTTCCTGCATCGAGTATGCTTGCCGGATTGAATGCATAAACATCATCGTAGTATGTATAAGTTCCAGTGATGGAAGGAGAGACACTGATTGTATACAGCTCGTTAAATGTCTTGCCGTAAATTATGGGCGATTGTAACAATGTGGTCGTATTCAAAGTGCTAGGCTGGTCACTTAGCGTGATGGTTACACTTCCAGTTGCGCTGGTGTAACGGGTCGGGTCGGTCGGAGTAAACGCTGCACTGATTGTAAAGATTGATGGCGGTTGTGTGAGAACGCTTGACGAATTGACAACAATTGTCGCGTCGCTCTGGTTCACATAACTAAATACAAATGTGCCGTCGATAATGGCGGAATTAAAATTCGCCACGGTGAAACCCAAGATATTATTGAGATCAGTGCCTGCCAAAATCGAGTTGATGTTGGGGAAGGAAATCACTGGAGTGGCCTTTACAATCGTGATTTGATTTGCAGTAATTGTCGAGGTGTTGACGCTGTTATAAATATTGCCATCAGGGTCGGAGTAGTATGCGTACAAATTGTACTGACCGACGTCTAATGCGGTTTGTGTATCGACCGTTTGACTCATATTGAAGACACTTCTTGTGTATACGATTGATCCGGTTGTTACTGGAGTCCCGTTGTAAGAAACCACTGCGTTCAACTGATTTGCACCGAGTTTTGTACCATAAGACAGTGTTTTGTTTGCACTGGAAATTGTATAAGCGATTGCGGGTGTGTATTTGTTGATGGTGAATATGTATGATTGTGATGTGAAGTTGTATTTGGTTGAACTGAACCCCTGAATGTCGGCGGCTATCTTGTAGGTTTGAGATGCACCACTGAAAGTTGTATTATATACATACTGAGAAGTAAGAACCTCAGATTCATCGGATGACATGTATTTGTTGACGATTGTTCCGGAAACAGAGTTCTCAAATGTGTCGCCGATATCAGTAAGGATTCCGAGAACTTGATATGTGGATGTGATCGGACTGGACTTGATGAATGCGGCTTTGACTGAAGGGGTCGTAATCATTACGGTGAGCTGTTGCTTATTTACGAGGATTTGTTTTGTTGCGGTGACTGTGTTGTAATAACTCAAATTAGTTGGTGTAAATGTGGCAACGACGGTGTAAATACCGGGTAACAAAATTGACGCAGTTGTTCGATTGTTTGAGAATGTGATTGTACCGGGTATGTTTGTATTGTTGAATTGACTGACTGTGGTTGCCAATACATTGCCTGATAAATTAGTGCCGTATGTGATTGTAGATGACGGGCGCTGATTAAATAATAATGTTGGCGTATACTTGACGCTCATGATATACATAGAGGATGTCGGTAAATACAAATTGCTTGTTGGGGTGAAACTGCAGAAGATTGTGAAGTTGCCGAGAACATCAAATGTAGATGCGGTTGTTAAAATCGCACCACTGCTGTTGTTTTTTCTGAAAACATAGGTACCTGCAACACCAGTGGTTGTTGCATTGATAAACGACGCGAGGGTCGTGTACACTGCGACAGTGGTTACACTGGGGAAGGTGATGGTAGTTGACAAGATTTCCAAGACGGTAAGAGGAGAAGAGGCAGACGAGACAGCATAATTCGTGGATGTCGGTGTGAATTTGGCGTACAATGTGTAATTGCCTTTTGCCAAGATTGTGTTGGAATATACTTGATTCGATAAGAGACTGTCAGTGAAATAAGTCATGGCGCCGTCTATTGCTGGACTCACTGTAGCAATGAAGCAAGCACCACCGATTGGAATGTTGTAGAGAATACTTTCTAATACAGGATATGTAACTGTCGTAGGTGCTTTGTTGACTATCAAAGATGATGACGCCGAAGCTGTAGTGTAATTTGAATTTGACGGAGTGAATGTTGCTACAATTGTGTATGCAGTTGATTTCGCATTCAACACGGTTGTGGGTAACACTTTGACCGAGTTTACATAATAATTCATCGAACCATCGACAACTGGTGTAAAAGTTGCATTTAATCGGTCAATCAGAGTAGTTCCATACGTGATTGATGAGAGAGCGCCATAAACAACAGTCATTTGTTTTTGGACGGTTGTCAACTGTTTTGTCGCGGTCGCAGTTGTGTAATTTGTAGCATCAGTCGGGTCAAATTTGCAGAAGATTGTGTACGTCGCGGCATTCAAAATGGTGTTAATCGTTACTTGCTGCCCATATGCGTCGTTCAAAAAGAAAGACAATGTACCTGGAACAGATGAAGTTGTACCGTTGATGAACGCTTCTGTCGTATCTCCGTATTCAACCGTGCTGATGGATGAAAATGTGATGGTAGAAGTCTGTTTAACGACCTGCAATGGTTTTGAATTCGTGGACGGCAAATAATTTGTGCTATCGTTGGGTTCAAATGTAGAATAAATCAGATATGTACTTACGGTCAACACAGAAGAACTGGTTAGTTGTTGTCCGGTTGCATCGGTTATATAGAAATTCAATGACCCTGGAACTGGAGACGATGTGGTTCCACTTATAAATGAAGATAGAGTTGTCGTGTATATTATACTGTTGATCGACGACATGGTAATTGAGGTGGATTGTTTTTGTACAGTGAGTGACTTTGTAGAAGACGAAGATAAATAATTCAATGAATCTGATGGTGCAAATGCACAATAAATTGTATAAGTCCCTGCATTTAATATTGTTGTACTGTTTAAAAGTTGTCCAGATTCGTCATTTATACGGAATTGAAGTGTCCCTGTATCAGAAGACGTAGTTCCGCTAATAAAAGACGCAAGTGTGTTACCATAAGTTAGTGTATTTATAGACGACAATGTAATTGTAGTGGGTTGTTTAGTAACCACGAATGATGTACGCGATGCAGTTGATGATAAATAATTGGTGGGATCTGTTGGGGTAAATGTGCAAAAAATTGCGTAAGATTCAGCATTCAATATTGTAGCCGGGGTTAATAGAGTTCCATTCACATTTGTTAAATTGAACTGGAGAGTGCCAGGAACTGACGCGGTTGTTCCAGAAATGAATGATGCAAGTGTTGTACCATATACAATACTGTTTATGGAAGACAATGTGATCGAAGTTGCTTTCTTTTGTACTTGTAGCGAGGTTGACGATACAATCGTCGCTGTGTAGTTGGTTGTGTCGATTGGCGTGAACGATGCATAAATTGCGTAACTTCCGGCATTGAGCACTGTTGACGATGTAACGACTGTACTGTCTGCAAGATAGAAGAGAAATGTTCCTGCAACCGATGCGGTTGTTTCACTAATGAATGAAGACAATGATGTCTCGTATGTGATTGTAGATATCGATGCAAATGTGATTGTTGGGGTTCTTTTCGAAACGATTAATGACGATGTGGCGAATGTTGACTCATAGTTGGTAGCGTCTGTAGGAGTAAACTGTGCGCGCAATGTGTAAGTTCCTGCATTCAATATTTGCGATCCAATGATTGGATCGTTGAGAAGAAAGTATGCGATCGTACCACCAACACTTGCCGACGCCGTGAAACTCGATTGAAGCGTGGTTCCATATGCGATTGACGGAAGAGTGTCGTAAGTTACGATGGGTGTTGCTTTGTTCACGGTTAGACCAGTGTTTACGGTGTACGATACATAATTTGCACTCGTGGGGGTGAATTTTGCGTAGATGGTGTAGCTTCCAGCATTCAAGACAGTTGTGCTGATAACCGATGAAGTCAATGAGGTATCTGTGTAATAACTCAATGTACCATCAACAGTTTGGGAGAGCGTCGCGTTCAAACTGCTCGATAAAGTCGTGCCATATGTGATCGCGGACAGTCCGGAATAAGTTACAGTAATTGGTTTTTGAGAAACCAGCACACTGGTTGTTGCAGAAGATGTGCCGTAATTATTACTGGAAGGTGTGAATTCTGATTGAATTGTGTAACTGCCCGCATTTAAAACGGTGTTTACACTGACGTCCACCCTGGAACCGCTGTCAAGATAGTAGTATGCGATCGTTCCTGCGACGGACGGAGTAACGGTGGCATTCAAAATGTTAGACAGTGATGTCTCGTATGTGATGACGGAAGGCGTCGATGGTGCAAATGCCAATGCAGTCGACCGTGTTGACACAGTTACACTTGCGCTTGCAGTGGATGACAAGTAGTTTGCAGTCGATGGTGTGAAAACTGCATACAGTGTATAACTTCCAACATCCAACACGTCATTGCTGTTGGCAACAGTTGCATACAAACTATCGTAGTAGTAAGCGATCGTACCTGGTTTTGCAGAAGTCGCTGACAAACTACTGTTCATAGTGGTTCCATAAACTATGGTCGATGGAATTGTGTAAGAGAGTGTAGTCGATGCAGCAGTGACGGTGAGCGAAGTTGTTGTGGTCGATTGTGAATATTCATCGTCAGTTGGTGTGAATGCCGCGGTAATAACATAGGTTCCGACAACCAACAATGTTGAAGAATTTACAACAGTTCCATTGACGGAATAAACTGTAGTTCCTGGAACTGTTGGAGAAACAGTTGTCTGAAGTATGTTGTCAAGAGTTGTCTCGTATACAATGCTGGATGCAATTGATGGAGAATAAGACAGCGTTGTTGCTAGTGCTGTGACCGATAGGCTCTTGGTCGCAGTGGATGTCTGATAAAACGTAGTGTCGTCCGGAACAAATCTGCAGAAAATTGTGTAGGTTCCGAACTCAAGGACAGTTGAACTCGATAGAGAAGCTCCGCTTGCATTGTTAAGGAAAAACTCAAATGTGCCTGTTATATCGGAAACGGTTGTGCCGTTTATGATCCCTGCCAAAGTTGTCTCGTAAACAAATGATGATATCGTTGGAAATGTGATGGTTGGTGTTATCTTGGCAACTGTCAATGACTTTGTCGAAGTTGAAGAAGAATAGTTGATACTCACGGGAGTAAATATCGCAGAAATCGAGTAAGAACCTGGGGTCAAGACTTTAGCTGATTTGACTTCGAGACCGTCGATGAAATATTTCATCGACCCACTGATGTTGGGATAAACCGTGGCATTCAAACTCGATGAGAGAGTGGTCGGATAAACAATGTTTGGAAGTGTGTTGTAGATCACTGTTGTTGATAAAGCAGTTACTGTGAGCGACTGCTGACTCGATGACCCGGAATAATTCGAAGTACTTGGCACGAAATCGACATAAATCGTGTATGTTCCGGAATTCAAGACGTAGGTAGAATTCAAAGAGATCTGTGTTGTTCCTACCATGTAGTAGTAGTTGAACGCACCCTGAATGCTTGGTGATACGAAAGCAGTGAAACCGGAACTCAACGTAGTTCCATAGACTATATTTGACAAGGACGGATACGTGATGGTGGTTGCGACTTTTGTTACCGAAAGCGAAGTTGAAGTTGACGAAGACATGTAGTCACTGCTGGTTGGGGTGAAAACCGCGGAAATCGTGTAAGTTCCGAAGTCAAGGACAGTGTCGACATTCACCTCTTGAGTAAGGTTGATGTCTTTATAGTATTTGATGGATCCGGCAACATTTGGTGTAACCGATGTGCTCAAAACTTGAGTTAGCTTGGTTCCAAAACTCACGGAGGAAGGGATCGACGGAGTATATGCGATTGTGGTTCCGTGGGTAGTAACGGTCAGCGACTTTGTTTTGGTTGTTGGTAGATAGTTGTCGGAGTCGGAGGGAACAAATTGGCAAAAAATTGTGTATGTACCGACACTCAAAACTGTAGTGGATGCGAGAGGGGCACCACTCAAATTGTTTATGTGAAAATTGTATATTCCTGTAACGCCGTCGGCCACAGTAGTACCTGTAATGAATGCAGCCAAAGTTGTCTCGTACATAAACGATGATATGTTTGGAAATGTGAGAGATGTCGGTTTGCGCGTCACTGTTAAAGACTCACTTGTTGAGACAGATGAATAATTTGTACTATCGGATGGTGTAAATAATGCATAAATCGTGTATATACCTGCATTGAATACATCAGTTGACAAAATCAAATCAGTGTGTGTGCTATTTCGATAATAAGAGATTGATCCAGCCCAAGCGCATGTTGCATTTAATGACTGCGAAATTGTAGTGCCGTATACAATCGACGATGTGATTGTATACTCGATCTCTGGCACTAACTTGTTTACAGTGAGCGATGTACTTTGACTTGTAGTTGTATAGTTACTACTGCTTGGCGTAAAGAATGCATAAATTGTATATATTCCGGCATTCAACAGAGTTGTCGATAACACTCGGTTCGTCTTGTTGACGTTCAAGTAATAACTAAATGTTCCAGCAACAGATGCAGTTGCATTCAGTGACGAGCTAAGTGTTGTTTCGTAAATAATATTCGGAAGATTCGAATATGTGACGACTGGTGTTGCCTGGGTTACTGTGAGAGGAGTTGATGTTGTCGAAGATGCGTAATCAGCTGTCGATGGCGTGAACAATGCATAAATTGTGTAACTGCCCACATTCAAAATAGTAGCACTGGTTATAGCCACGTTTGCACTCGAACTATTGATGTAGTAGTAGCTGGTTGTGCCAGCGACGTTGGGTGTAACCGTTGTACTCAAAACGTCCGTCAATCCAGTGTTGTAAACAATCGAAGATATGATAGAGGATGAATAGTTGATCGTAGTGGAGAGAGATGTAACAGTGAGGGTAGTAGTACTCTCACTAAACAAGTAATTTGCAGAGTTGGTAGGGGTGAATTTGCAGTAAATCGTATAAGTTCCTCCATTTAGCACAGTTGAACTTGAAAGTGCAGTGCCACTTGCACTATTGATATGAAAAGTAAAGGCGCCTGGAATGTTTCGCGCAGTGGTTCCAGAAATGAAATCATTCAATGTTGTCTCATACACAAATGATGTTATGTTTGGAAATGTGATAGCAGTTGCATATTTGTTGACAGTCAGAGTGGCGCTTGCATTCGATGACTGATAGTTTGAACTGGACGGTGTCAATACTGCGTAAATTGTGTATGCACCTGCATTGAGTACATCGGAAGGCGAAATTAGCTGACTATGTGCGATATCCAAGTAATAATTGGTTGTTCCTTCAACAGCAGTTGTTGCATTTAAACTGTCGGCGATTGCAGTTTCGTATGTGATTGCTGGTAGTGCACTGTAGACGAGATTACTTGGGGCAGGGGTCACTGTGAATGAAGACGATGCAGTTGACGATGAATAGTTTTCCGTACTAGGTGTAAAAACTGCGTACACTGTATACGTTCCTGCATTGATATTACTTGTTGTTACTGGCATTGTGTATTCATTGTCATAATAGTACTCAATTGTTCCGGCAATCGTGCATGACGCATTTAAAACGGACACGTAAGATGTTCCGTAGACGACTGACGACTGGGCTGAGTACGACAGAACAGTTGACTTCTTAGTAACAATTAAGTTTGCAGTTGCGAAAGAGTCTGCAAAATTCGTACTATTCGATGTAAATAAAGCGTAAATCGTGTAGCTGCCATAATCCAACACTGTTGATGCAGTAACAATTTCGTTATTTACGTAGTAGGCGATAATACCTGTTGGTGTTATGCCATTTTGCTCAGCAACTGTCGCGACTAAAACATTTGTCAAATTAGTTTCATAGACAATCGATGAAGGGATCGATTGTGAAAATGAGATTGTCGATGCGGTAGTTATCACATTGATGTTGTTGACGCGTGAACTCCCTACATAATTGAACGTGTCGTCCGGCACTAACTCAGTGTATATGGTTTGCATGCCATTGTTTAACACTGAATTGTTCAACAAGTCCACATATGAGAGATTTGAGACATCAGGAATGCCTGCGATTTCGAAATGGTAAACGCTGTGTCCCCGCAAGTAGGTGGAAACATCGGCGGGACTATATGGCTGCTCAGTTCCAACACAACGAATGTTTATGCTTATTGATGCAGTGCTCGTCTTCAGAAAAGATCGATTGATACTATTACTGACATTTGACCTGCCCACCGTTCCTCCAACTGTTGTACTAAGTATTCCGGTGTCAAGCGTGTTTACCAACGCACCATCAGGACTGTTGTAAACAGGGGGGTAAAATGGCAAACCCTTCAAGTATACATTTACAAACTGGTCTTGGTAATTTTGGGCACTATAAGTTGTCCCGGAGTCGGACGTTGGCGCGCCATACCAGGATTGATTGACAAGTTTAATGGTAAACCGATTATAAGAGTTGTAGAAATCGTTCCCGACGATTTGTTGCAGGTTCACATTGTTCCAAGTGAGAGACATACGATTGTCAGCCACTGTACCATACTGGGTAGTAACAGTTTTTTTGTAATAATCGGCTAAATTATTACTGGGGCTAATATCATATGATGACAGTTTGAACGTTCGTGTTTCCATTATATGATATCTAAACATAAATTATTTGCATATTTGAACAAGTATATGTAAAAAAAAATGCCCTACACGACACCTCGGATTTCGAATACAAATTTGAAATGACCATATCCGAACGCGGTTGTGGACGCATATGTGTTGGTATTGGGTATAATTCGATTAATTGTTAGAGTGAGGTTTCCAGTTGGTTTATTGAAACGGTAGGCAACGTTTCGGTTGTTACCTGTCGAGAATGAGTTGAAAGGATTGGCGCCGGTTGCGCTTGAAGGTATTTGGTTTGTTAATGCACCAACGATGATTGACGCACCTGTGTTTGACGGGTTTGTGTGCGAATACGGTTGCGGATCGAAGGTTAGTCCGCTCATTACAAATTCCGTGTTTGCATATTCGATTCTTGTTAAAGCACTTGAGGAAAATCCGTAGGTGGAGTTTCCACACAAATCGCACACAGCGCAATGTAACAATCGGATTGTGAATTTGCTGTATGCATTGTAATATGTTGCCCCGATCATGTTTTCTAAATTAATATTGTTCCAAGTCATAAACTGAAATTGACGACCGATGGTTCCATTGGTGGTGGTGACTGCGTCGAGAGCATAGTCATTTACGTCAATTGAAGGGTTGATGTCGCGGCTGGACAATGTAATAGATCTGGATTCGACTGACATTGATATTTATATATATACACTATAAAGATATCAATAAAATGAAACTTACAATCCGGTAGTAAACGTAACTAAAAGGACACACGATTAAAAGGGAAGGATTAAAAGGGAAGGATTAAAAGGAAACCGTAGGTTTCCTTTAGAGCACGCCAATGATTTCAAACGTGTACACACTATGACCATAGAGTGAAGTACTCGCGGTCGGTTGGTAAAACTGCTCGTCGATATAATTCAACATGTCAATTTTTAAATTCACATTATTCGACGGTTTAAAAAAGGTATATGTCATATTTTCACTTTCTCCATAATTGATCACGGATGGCGACTGGAGTCCGCCTGAACCAGTATTCGGAAGTTTATTCAGCGAAGCGAATTCAATCATCACTTGGGGAGTCGATGGATTGAACGACAGACCTGATAAATAGAAAACAACACGTCGCATCTGTTCACCTTCAAGAATGGTTGAAGATATTTGGCCGATGGTTGTCATTCCAACGCCGCGGCTAACGCAGCGAATCGTAAACTGGCTATACTTGTTGTAATACTCGTTACCCATGATGTCTCGCATGTTCACATTTTTCCAAGTTATGCTTCGTCGGTTCTGTGTAACAATTCCACTCGAATTTTCGATTGTTGTATTAAAATAATCATTCGGATTATTGGATGAATATATATCGGTTGATTTTAAAGTCAAATATCTCGCATCTTCAGACATTTCTATATTTATAGAATACCTTTTATTTCAAAATTATATATACTATGACCAAGTATTTCTGCAGATGTTAATGGAACAATAACCTGTTGAGTATTTGTTGACAATATGTTGATTGTAATATTTACGGTATCTTGTGCCGGTTTCGTGAAAGTATATTCGGGAGTAGTAGGATAACGCGATGCTGGAACCCCGTATCCTAAATTAGCGCCAGCCGATGTTGGCATTGAGATAACATTACCACTTGAGATCAGTACTTGACCAAGTGATGGGACAAAGTTTAATCCTGACAAGTATATGTCAAAACAGTAATCATTAAATTTTTTGTAAGAATTCGCTAAAGTAGTTGTTAATAAATTGTTTATGTTACCTTGTAAAATCTTGATACTAAATTTGCTATAACTGTTATAATAAGTGTCCCCCATTAATTGACGCAAATTAATATTGTTCCATGTAACACTATATCGATTATTTGTTATTGTGCCAACAGTGTTCGATATTGTGGTGTTGAAGTAATCTGTTGCGGTTGTAGAATTCGAAATCCATGCCGTGTATAAAACCAAGTTGCGTACTTCTGTCGTCATTATATTATACTATTATACAATTCCAGATATATTTAATCCAAAAAGAAAGTGACCAAATAGTTGCGCACTCGTTGGGGGTTGATATGCTTCATTATTGAAATTCATCTTTATATCAATCCGAAGAGATACTGTGTCTTGCGAGGGTTTTATGAAATAATTTACAGGAGTCCTCACATCTGGAATTCGGGTTATGCCAGAAGCCATTCCAGGAGTTGATGGAAACGACAGAACTCCGGCGTTAAATAAAAGCACGCTGTTTGTTGAGACGCCATTTAAGTAAGGCATCGGGTCAAAATTTAAACCAGACAAATAAAAATGAGAAATCCTTGTCCAATATTGCATAGATATATCTAATGGATCAATTACAGTGGTTGAAAACGGGCAATCTCCATATGATTTCGATTCTACCGAGAATCGATTAAACTTGTTGTAAAAGTCGTTGCCCAATGTTTCTCTTAAATTTATATGCCACGTGAATGAGTATCGGTTGTTTTCAATGATGCCCTTTGCATTTGAGACAACTGTGTTGAAATAATCGTTGGCGTTATTTGATGCTAAAATATCAATCGTTTTTAACATGATGATTCTTGACTCCATGGGTTTTTATACTTTATCAAGACACATTTATTGCGGGGGTAAAGCAAGTTATTGTGGGGTAAAGAAACGAAGCGACCCATTCACGTTTTTGGTGGTTCCTGTGATGAATCCGTTCATCGTGGTGCCGTATGCAATTGACGTGATATTTGGTGTAGTGAGTGTAGACTTCACCTTGGAAACAGTTATTGTGTTGGTTCTTTGTGAAAATGTGTTTCCACTTAAATATATATTGGAGACATCCACGAAATTTGCAAAAAGGTAGTACGTCCCTGAGTTAAGCACCGAGTTCTGAATAACGGTTTGAGACATGTCGGTTGGGCTGAAAGTGTATGTAATTGTCTTATTTGTAAGTTGGGTGTTTGTAAGGGTATCAGTCAATGTTGCAGACAAATGGTTTGAAGACAAAGGTGTGCCGTACGAAATTGTCTTGATGCTGTCGGGGATGTTGAAAGAGAGAAGAGTTGGTCTTTTGTTTATGGTAACTGTATATTTATTCCAAGCTTGTACATACTTATCAGAGTAAAAGTTGTCCAATATGACATAATTGTTGTAATATTTTAGAGTTCCAGAAAATGGGGTTGTAAACATATATGTGTCGGTAACTTTGGGCAAAGAAGTTACATATGAGTAAACAAAACTTGACGTGTTTTCGATATAATATATGTTTGCTTTCGAAAAGGTTATTGAATTTGATGAGGTGTCTTGAAAAATCAAATCATAATTAATAGTTTTTACGAGAGGAGTATCAAGCAAATATCCGGAAAAGGCGCCAATATTTGGATAACATAGTCGTTTTTGGACGACAACCGACTTTGTGTTGCTCGCAATAATAGTGTAATAGCTTGTAGAATCAGCGGGAACGAAAGTTGCTGTAATTGTATACGCTAATGTATCCGGAACTCGTGGAATCAAGTTTGTGGAATTATTGACGACAGTTCCGGACAACATGTATGTCGTAACTCCGGAAATGGGCGTTCCATTAAATGTTGGAGTGTTGGTTACCAAAAGGCCGTTCAAACTATCTCCATATGTGATAGTGGCGGTTGCAGTTGTGAACGAAAGTGTGTCGGCAAATCGGACATATAAGTTAGAATATGTTGCAGCAGAAGTCGCATAATTCGAAATCGTTGGTGTGAAAGATGCATTGATCAGATATTGACCGAGGTTGTTGTACACACTTGAAGTTGTCAAGACATTTGCAGTAACGTCGGTAAAAGTGAAAGTGCCCGAAACTTCAGCGGTTGTGTTTGTGATAAATGAATTAAGGGTTGCGTTATAAGATACGTCAACAATGGTTGGAAATGTGATAGTCGTTGGCTTTTGAGTAACAGTGAGAGAATAGCTGGCGGTAGAAATCGCAAAATTTGATCTCAATGGCAAGAATCTGACATAAACTGTGTATGTACCGACATTTAAATTATTGTAATTAGTAAAGAGATCGGTGTATGTGTTGTTGTAATAAAATGAGATTGCTCCGTCAACGGCTCCTCCGATATCAGTCAAAACACTCGCAATCAGCGCAGTGGTTATTTCAGTTTGATAAACAATTGTCTGGGAACTCACTGTAATCACAGTGGGACGTTGGGTCACGGTTAAAAATGTGGTAACAACCGAGCTCAAATAATTGGTCGTGTTGGTTGGCTGGAAAACCGCATAAATCGTGTAATTGCCATATGGTAAAATGTCGGTGGTTACGACAGTTTGCGTGTATTCAGCATTCTTATAATAGCTGACTGTACCTGCAACTGTGCTTCCCTGCACGATGTCGGCGGTTGCGTTCAAGATACTTGTCAAGTCGGTTCCGTAGACAATGGATGCGGGGGTAGAGACGGAGAAGGTCGCAGAGGTGGGATGCGCTTGGATTGCGATTGTCGTCGACCCTGTGGAAGACAAGTAGTTGTTGTTTTGGGACGTGTACTCGCAATAAATTGTGTACGATCCTGCACTTAGAAGTGTACTGGTGGTTACAACCTGCCCGGATGCATTGTTTAAATAAAAGTTGTAAGTACCGCCCAAAATGTTGGCGACGGTACCGTTCAACAAGGACGCTAGAGCGGTTGATCCGGTTGTTACACCGTAGAGAATCGATGTAATGTTTGGAAAAGTAATGAACGTTGCCGCTTTATTAACAACCAACTGTTTGCTGTCGGAAGAGGATGCATAGTTGGTAGAGGTGGGGGTTAGCCGCGAGTAAATCGTGTGTGTACCTGCATTAAATATCGTCGACTCTGTCACTTGATTATTGAAATTCGCATCAGTGAAATATGAGAATGTTCCGGGCATACTTCCTGAAGAGGTGAGAGTTGGTGTTTGGCCGTAAGTGATGGTGGGTGGAGTGGTAAACAATGTGCTTGTTGGTGCTTTATTTACTTGAAGCGAAGTTGCTTGTGTGTATCCACTGTAGAATGAGTTGGTCGGTACAAAATCCGCATAGATTGTCGAAATGCCTGCATTCAAAACAACTGTGGAGAAAGCTTGCGCTGTTTTTGAGTTGTTTAAATAGTATAAAATGTCGCCGGCGATTCCTGAAATAATGCTTGCGTTCAAAGATGAAACCAATGTTGTGCCGTAGGTGATTGGAAGGGGGGTCGGGAAAATGATGTCTGGGATTCCGGTGATTTGAAACGTGAGAGTGCTGTGTCCCCACAAATAAGTTGTGTCTGACCCGGGATTGTATGGCAAGCCAGTGGCAACTGATCGCATATTGATGCTGATATTCGTGGTTTTCACTTTTGTGAATGACCAAGACAAACTGTTGGTCATGGTAAAGGAAGCAGAAGATGGGTCTAGTGGGATATAACCGGTGTTTAGGACGGCACCACTTGCGATGTTGTTGTATACGGGCGGATAGAATGGCAACCCCTGCAAATACCAATTGATATATGCGTCTTGGTAATGCTGAGCGGTGACCTGGGTGGAAATTTTTGAGGTAGGAGATAGTAACAGATTGTAATTGATCAAGGTAATTTTAAACAAGTTGAATCGGTTATAAAAATCGTCACCCAAGACCTTTGATAAATCAATATTGTTCCAGGTAAGAGACCATCTGTTGTCCGAAACAGTACCGAACGGGGTCGACACCGTTTTGTTGTAATAATCGGCTAAAGTGTCGCTTGCGTTGATATCATATGATGAAAGATTTAAAAGACGTGTTTCCATTATATGATATGTATATATATATAAAGTGTCGATTTATTGAACTCCACAAATTTCAAAAACGAATTTGAAATGTCCATATCCGGGTTTGTTTAAATACTGTTGGGTTGATGGACTATATTTGTGAATCGTTAAAGTTACCCCGTCTGTTGCAGGTTTTGCGAATATATAAGGCTGAGCGGTTTCGACGTTGATTTTTGTTCCTGAAGTGGTTGTCGACAAGTTGACAACCGACGGTAGTTTCAAGAGTTTTCCTGTGTAAATGGAGACGTTTGTGATTGTGTTGATATTTTTTAAATTGTAGGGGCTCGAGTTGTAATTCTTAAATGGTAGTCCTTCCAATTTAAATTCAATCGGAGAATCCGTCTGACTGCCAATAATGGAGTCATCCAAATAGGTTAGCTCGCCTACCAAACACTGTATGAGTTTGATTGAGAATGCGTTGTATTTGTTAAAGTATGAATCGCCGAGAAGAGTTCGCAAGTTTATATTTTGCCAAGTCATGTAATTAAAATATGCTCCAATGGTTCCTACCGAAGTTGTTACATCGGCAACAGTGTAATCGGTAGATAATATTGAATTGTTAATATCGTAAGTGTTTAAACATATATTTCGGGTTTCAACTGACATATTATACTATAATAATATTTTATAATATTTCCTAAATTGCTTTGCGCTGTTTTGCTGCTTCGCTTAAACACCATAAATCTCGAACAAGTAGTCGGAGTGACCGTACAATAAGTTGCTTGTTGCAGGCTGGTAATACTGATTTGAGGTTAAGACGTCGATTGTGATATTCACAATGTCAGATGTCGGTTTTGTGAACATATATGTTGTCGACGATGACTGTGCTACAGCCGGTCTAAATCCAGCGGTTGTTGTTGGTAAATTAACAACGATCGTTGTCAACAACGCTTGACTTTGTCCAGAAGTGAACGAGAGACCAGAGAGATAAACATTTTTCGTGGGATTGTAATATGCGTCTGTCAAAAGCCCCTGGGTAGTTTGGCCGATCGAAACTTGCAACAGTTTAATCTCGAAATGGCTAAATCGGTTGTAAAACTCGTTGCCCATCAAGGTTCGTAAATTAATATCTGTCCATGTTGTACTCTGTCTGTTTTGTGCAACAGATCCGGTCGATGATGTAACTGTAGTATTGAAATAACTTGTAGGGTTGTTTGAAAAGCTAATGTCGGTGGTTTTTAAAATTAAATTTCTGCTCTCTACAAATGACATAAATCTATAATATATACTATATATGAAGTTTAGTTTATTCCGACGATTTCAAACATGAATATAGAGGGTCCAATCACGTCGTTGATACTACTTACAATTCGCGGTTGCTGCGTGTTTAATACGATTCGGTCAATCTTGATATTGACAGTGTCTGTGCCAACCGGTTTACTAAAATAGTAAATCGGGGTTTGGTACATTTTTGTGGGAACGGGTGTTGTAAACCCTGAGCCTGTGCTATCAGTTGGTAAGACCGGATCAACCATTGTTTGAATCAATACGTTATTCACGTTCGGATCAAAATTGAGACCAGATATGTGGTACTGTATCATCGTGTTGTCATAGATGCTTGAGTTTAATTCTGGTTCATTTGTATTATAAGTTGTGGCTAAAAAGGTGTTTTTGATCTCGATGGTTTTGATTGAAAACTTTGTGTACTTGTTGTAATATGTGTCGCCCATGGAGTGTCTTAAATTTACATTGTACCATGTGTATGACTCATTGTTGTTTTCGATCTTGCCTATCGAGGTGTCAATAACTAATTCAAAGTAATCGTTCGCATTCGTTGAAGAACTTATCCATGATGTTTTTAATTTTAAATTTCGTGTTTCTCTCTCCATTTTTATACTATGATCTCATACTTTAATTAAGGAAATATTTTTGTTTTCAGCGTCGTTTACGCCTTATACTCCAAAAATAACAAAATGAAGCTTTTTACAGGAAACATTGGTTTCCTTTAAAGGACGCCATGAATTTCAAACACGAACGAGAAATGCCCGAAAGATATTGCAGCCGCAGATGGTGCAAAATACTCATTGTCATACAAATTAGGCAAGTCGATCTTTATCGGCACTGTGTCTGCACTTTTACTAAATGTATACGTGCTGTTGCAACCGTCTCGGACATTATAATAACCGCCTGAAGGGAATTTGCGCGAAAGCATGCACACGGTCGCTTGGTTAACCGCAACACCTCTCTCATAAAGAGGCGGGTCGAATTGCACACCCGATAATTTGCATTCATTATACACTTCATAATATAGTGACAACATTTCTGATCCTGCATAATCATTCACGAATTCCTTCAATTTAATCGAGAATCTGCTGTACCTGTTATAGAATTCGTCACCCATGATATTTCGTATATTTGCGTACCATGTGTATGTGTACCGATTATTTTCAACGATGCCGTTTGCATTGGAGACAATGACGTTGTAATAGTCGATCGCATCATTCGACGCCAAAATATCTCGCGTGTTTAATATCAATTTACGACTTTCAATGGAAACATTGCTTACCAAGAGTGATACGCTCTTTGTGGTTGAATTACATGTTGTAATATCATTGGGTGTAAAAACTGCAACCAACGTCCATACACCGGGCGTTAGAACCGTGTAAGTTGTGACTTCGTTGTTCAAATTCGCATCCGTGTAATATCGAATCGTTCCTGGAATATTCGGGATAATCGATGCGTTCAATTTGTTTGTGAGATCCGTTCCAAACGTGACTGGTGTCACTTGTGGGTAATACATAACGGGTGTTATTATCTGCACGGCATTAACTGTGAGTGATCGTGAGGTAGTTATCTGCGAGTACGACAATATGTCTGTTGGAGTCAATGTTGCATAAATCGTATAAGTGCCCGCGCTCAAAGCGGTGAGGGTGTTCACAGGAATCGTTTGGTTCGCGTCCAAATAATAGTCGATTTTACCCGGTATATTTGTCGTTGCGGTCAATCTCGATTCAAGCAAAGTTCCATAGTCGATCGGCGACAGTGTGGGATATACGAGAGATGGCGTGATTCTATTTACCGATAAGTCTGCATTTGCAAAGGCTTGTGTATAGTTGACTTGATCAGATGGTGTGAAAACTGTGTAAATTGAGTATAATTTCGGTGTTAAAATACTGTTACTGAATACTTGTGCACTGTAACTTTCGTCGGTGTAATACCTGAATGACCCAGGGACGTTCGATGATGCTACCAATACGAAATACAAGTCCGTACCATATACGATCGGTGAAGGTGCTGGAAGAGTTACAGAGGGCGTTGCGCGATTCACTTGGCCAAATATTACATTATCGATTCCAATGAAGCCGTTGGTTTGGGTTGTACCTTCGAATGAAAGCGTGTTTGTTCCGGTCACGGTGTTGAGATATGGGTAGATGCATTTTTGCCAAGTGCCTCCAGCCGTGCTGCAGTAATTAATTGTGCACACGGATATACCATTCAATTTCACAGTTAGCGGGTTCGACGATGCGTCACCGCAAACGTAGAACGACAAATAATTGAGATTACTGGCTGAATATGTGAAACCTTGAGTTATTTTTCCGGTTTTCTCAATCGCGACGCACTGGTTGCCGCTTGGATAGGGGAGAGGAATTGATGTGTACGAACTGTAATTATTCAATACCCATACGGTGTTTTGTTTTGACCAGTTGCTCAGCGCAACATTCGAGATGCTGTTGGCAGTTTTGATTTCACTTTCAAAAGAACCGTTGAAAATTTGGGACTCGATCTTTGAAAACTTCAAGTACTGGGGATTTGGAATTGTTGGAACGATGGACATCTTTTGGAAAAACCAAGAAGGTGAACCAACTCCACCAATTTGTAAATTATATGTTGTCGTTGTTGACACAGTAAACGTTGTCGAATAGTAGCGCCAGTTAGTTGTGGATTGTAAATCGCTGGTAAAGACAGAAATCTTTTTATTATCAATTTTAATTTCGAAATACGAGTTAGTTAATTGTAAAGTACCGCGTGCAACGTAACAAGAGAAAGTATATGTGCCTGCGTTCAAAAAAACCGGTTGATAGATCTGCCCACTACGCAAGTGTGCACATTTTGGACCATTCGGGAATGGGTATGTAACTAAGGAAGACACTGACGCATCGTTAACAAAGCGTGTATAAATACTTGTGGTACGAGTAAAAAATCTCCACCCGGGAATGTTTGTTGCGGTTAGTAAAGGTTGAGTTGATGTCCATGTCCCTGGAGGATAAGTCGCAGGGACATATTCGAAATTGCCATTGACCAACAGATTTGTTGTATCTGTAACAGGAATATTGAAGTAGTTATTGGGCGCGTCGTTGTCTTCAACAGTTACACTGTATGTCGCAGAAGTGGTTTCATAAGTGGCAGTGTCATCCGGCGTAAATGTGCAAAAAATGGTAAATTTACCAATGACATTGTATACGCTGCTTGTGGTAAGAATATCGCCCGAACTGTTTGTAAATACAAACGTGCCTGCAGTATTCGGGGCAACCGTAGTGTAATTGATGAATGCTGCCAAAGTGTCGTTGTATACCACATTGATAACCTTGGGGAACACGATGGCTGGATTGGGATCGACTATTGTAACGGTCGCAGATGCAAACGAGTTCAGATAAATGTAAATGTCCAGCGGAGTTGCTACCACGTATATAGAGTACGTGCCTACGGGTAGGGTGGAATCTGCGTAAATCTGATTTGTGTAAGCGGCGTCCAAATAATATCGGAAAGTTGCGGGGATGTTGCATGTCGCGTTTAACAAAGGTGCCAATGGTGCGCCATATTTTAATGTTGCTGGTGGCGCGTAAGAGGTTGTAGTGGGCGACATGTTCATCGAGCCGAAAATCACATTGTCGATCATTGTTAATTTGACCGCGTCGGTGCCTTCAATAGAAAGGGTATTCGGACCTGCGACGGTTGCAATGTTTGTGTAAATATATTTTGACCAAACTCCAAAAAGAATTTGTGCAGATGTTGAAGTTTGAGTACTTGCCATTGCTATTTGGGTATTATTCATTTTTACGATAATTGGGTTTAGCGAAGCGTCTGTAGTTGTAGTCAAATAAAACGATAGATAATTCAAACCGCTGTCAATATAATTAAATGTTTGTGAAATTTTGCCGAGCCCTTCGATACCGACACATTGATTGCCACTTGGATAAGGTCTTGGAACGGTTGTAAACGAAGTAAAATTATTTAGCACCCATACATTGTTACTGGTTGACGTCCAGTTTGCCAAGGGAGTCAATGTTCTGCTATTAGGAAGAGTCACTTCAGATTCAAATGTGCCGTTGAAAATTTGCGAATTAATTTGCGAGAATTTCATGTACGAAACATTGTTCAACACAGAAACCGGCAAAATCTTCATGTCTCCGAAAAAAAAGTTATTACTCGAAGAACCATAAAATCCAATCATGTGCATACCAGTAGTTGCAATAGTGAATGTATGACTCAACGTTGTCCAGTTAGATGATACTGTTCCAGTAAAGAATCTAAGCAATTGAATACCGTCTATAACAAAATTAACATACGCGTTAGGTAATGATAAGGTATTCAAGTACGATGTTGTAAATGTATACGTGCCAGCAATCGCATAAAATGTTTGATACATGGTTGCGTTGTTTAGGCGAAGATATGTGTTACCAAAAGGTGGCGGAAATATCGATACTGCGTTGTTATGATTGAAATTGTTCATCAGGTAAGTTGTACCGCTGAATCTCCAGCCAGGAACATTTGTTGGGTTCGTAGTTTGCGAAGTCGCGGCAAACGGATTGGTCTCGAATTTTCCGTTCACTAAGACATTTAACAAATCGGTTACTGGGATGTTGTAATAATTGTTATACGCGTCTTTGTCCTCAACTGATACTGTGTAGCTCGCAGAGCATGGCGAATTGTTGACATAATCGGTGGGCGCAAAACTCACAAAGATCGTGAAGTTGCCGACGGTGTCGAAGACACTGGATGCGGTTAGCACAGCACCGGAACTGTTTGTCTTGTAGAATGTGAAAGTGCCTGGCACGGAAGGCGAAACCGAGGTTCCGGCAATAAATTCGGCAAGCGTCTCGTTGAAAACGACGTTGATCGTATTTTCTGGAAACACAATGAATGACGGGGGCATCACGACGCTTAGAGGGGCGCTCGTAATCGATGTATTATAGTTGACAGTGTCATTTGATATGTATCTGTTGTAAATTGTGTAATCGCCGATTGGCAAGGTCGTTGTTGAATACACTTGGTTTGTTAGCGCGGCGTCCAAGAAATAAGTGTGCGCTCCGGAAATATCGAAAGATGAATTCAGATTCGCTCCAAGAGGGGTTTTGTAATAGTTTTTGGTGTTGTCGCCGTAGAGAGAAAACTTAGTAAAATTCAAGAGAGTACCGTAATTTCCAAGTTTTGAACAAACCAGTCTGTAATAACTGTAGAGTTTTGTATTATTCGACACGTTGACAAACTGTGTGTTTGGCCAAGTGGGAATTGCAGAGTTTGTGACAGATTTGATAGAGTACCATGTGTTGCCGTCGACCGAACCCAAGATGTAATAATCGCGTGGAAAACGATGCTCCATTGTAGGGACTGCCATTAATCCATACTTAGTGAGTTGGATCGGATGCGGGAGTTTGTACTGGACCCACTCGCCACTAATCGTTCCTACACCAACTACATTGGTTGTCCATAAGTATGTCAAGTTACCGTTTACATCGGTTGCGCCTTGATAAGCTCCATTTGAATAAGCGTATGGCATTGAGTAATAAACCGGAGACCCAGCTCCAGTATGTGAAGAATGGTAACCGGTTAAATTGTCATTGTTCGCTAACATATATACGTTTGTACCCGTAGTCACTCTACTCGACGATGCAGTGAATTCATAAAGGCCATTGTGAGCGCCGTTACCGGTCGCAGTAAACGCATTTGAATTCACAGTGTTGTTTTGGATGGGTATGAAAGGATAATCCGTTTTTGGACCAAACGAAACCACGGGTGTCTCTTTTGTAACTTGGCCGAAAATCACATTGTCAATGGCGACAATCCAATCAGTTGTTGGAATTATTCCCTCGAATGTTAATGTGTTCGTGCCGTTGACGGTGGTGATACCGCCGAAAATGAATTTTGACCAGGTGTTTGGTGTGAAAGATGCATTATCGAAAATGGTTGTGTTATTGATACTCGCGCGTATTTGGTTGGTAGATGTATCCAGGACGGAACATGCATAAAACGACAAGAAGTTTGAAGTGCTTGCGGTTGCAGTAAACGTTTGTGTTATTTTGCCGAGAGCATCGATTGCTACACACTGTTTGCCGCTCGGATATGGATAGGGAATCTGCGAACCGTAACCTGAGAAATTGTTCAAAACCCAGACATTGTTGGTGACGACGTTCCAATTCGTGATGGGGGTTAACGATTTACTGTTTGCGGTTTTGACTTCGGTTTCAAAAATGCCGTTTGAAATCAGCGAATTTATTTTCGAAAATCGGAGGTAGACTGGGTTTGTTACGGGTTTCATGGAAATGCCGCTCACAAAAATACTCTGACCACCAGAAAAATAGAACAATAGATTATGCATCCCGGTAGTTACGGTGAAATTTACAGATATAAGTTGCCAACCAGGTTGAAGCTGAGCAGCATTGTTTAAATTATAAATGCGCGTACTATTTATATCGACATTGGCGTAATTACTTGTTGAAATGAGAGTTCTTACCCCTGCATAAAATGATAGTGTGTATGTGCCTGCAACTGCATAAAATGTTTGGTAAACATTATAGCGTAGCCGAATGTAATTTGTTCCAAAAGGGTATGGGAAAGATCCGAGAGCCGGATCATTGACATTGTTATATATTTGAGATAACAATCCGTTTGTGCGTATACTCCATCCAGGAACATTAACAAGTTGCGACGCTGTGGTGGTTGATGTACCGGAAGGGATCGTTGTTGGAAGATAGTTGAAGTTGCCGTTTACAATCATATTTGTGGTGTCTGTCACTGGAATATTGTAGTAATTGTTCCATACATCTTTGTCTTGTACATATACAGTGTAAGAGGCAGAGACGGGGGCAGAGTCGGTTGGCGTAAATGTGCAGAATATGGTGTAGTTGCCGACGGCGTCGAAGACGCTGGATGAAGTTAGAACGGTTCCTGAACTATTCGTCTTCTGAAATATGAAAGTGCCTGCAATCGACGGCGAAACTGTGGTTCCAGTAATGAACGCGGAGAGCGTGTCGTTCAAAACAACGTTGATGATGTTGGGAAACACGATCTGCGCATTTGGACTAACCACTGTGAGAGTCGCAGATGCAAACGAGTTCAAGTGATTATATGTGTCGACCGGAGTGGCTACTACGTAGACAGTGTATGTGCCGACAGGAAGCGTCGAATCCGCGAAAATTTGGTTGGTGTAAGCGGCGTCCAAATAGTATTGAAATGTTGCAGGGACGCTGCATGCAGCGTTCAGATTCGCAATAAGCGGTGTTCCGTAGGTGTTGGTTTGTGACAAATAAGTTGTCGCGGGTGTTGCTCGATTAACCGACCCGAAAACCACATTGTCGATCGCGGTTATAAAACCAGTTGTATTGGTCAAGCCTTCAATCGTCAACGTATTGGGACCCTCAACCGTATTGATGTTTGTGAAAAGCACCTTTTGCCAAGAGCCGGATCCTGTACCAAATGACGCATTCGACTGCGAAATATCGCAAATTGTTGTACCATTGATACTCGCTTTAATTTGATTCATCGAAAGATCACCTACTGCGCATACATAGAATGACAAATAATTCAAACTACTGTTGATATAATTAAATGTTTGAGTGATTTTTCCGAGACCCTCAATCGCAATACATTGATTACCACTTGGATAAGGAGTTGGAATTTGCGTAAATTCAGAATAATTGTTAAGAACCCAAGCGTTATTTATAATAGTCCAGTTTGTCAAAGGAGTTAGTGTTTTGCTATTAAAGGTTTGAACTTCGGTTTCGAACGCGCCGTTGAAAATTTGCGATTCGATCTTGGAAAATCTCAAATAAGATATCTCATTACTTATCACCGGTTTTAGTGAAATATTTCCGAAATAAAATGTGGCACCACCCGCGGAAGTTATTCTAAATAGTTGATATCCGGTTTTTGCAATAGTGAATGTAACATTGAATTGTTGCCAATCTCTCAAAGTTGGATACTGTGATTGTGAACTGTAGATTGTAACATTATTTACGATAAAGTAAAAGTAATGGTTGTTTAATGCGTTAGCACTCGAAATATAAGCAGATAATGTATAATTACCAGCCGTACAATAAAATGGTTGATAAATGCTACCGCCAAAAAATGAAACACACTTGGAACCAAATGGATAGGGTAATGATGTTATACCTAGAGAAGTGAGATTAACATTGTTAAGGAGTGCTGGAAAATTTCCAGATTTTTGAAATCTCCACCCAGGAACATTTGTGGGGCATATTATACTGGTTCCAGAGGCGATGCTTGACGGTATAAATTCGAAATCGCCGTTTACCAAGACATTGGACAAGTTAGTTACAGGAATGTTGTAGTAGTTGTTGTACGCGTCACTGTCTTGCACGGTGACAATAACAGTTGCAGAAGACGCTTGATAAGTGACTGTATCCGCTGGTGTAAATGTGCAAAATATCGTAAAGTTCCCGACAGCGTCGAATACGCTTGACGATGTGAGAACGGCCTCCGAGCTGTTGTTTTTGAAGAAAGCGAATGTGCCTGGCACTGTTGGCGAAACAGTAGTTGTTGAAATGAACCGGGAGAGCGTGTCATTTAAAACAACATTGATGATGTTTGGAAAAATTACGCTGGTTGTTGCCATTATATAATTATAATTTATTATATTTTTACAGATATAATAAAATATAAACACTTTGCTAAATGTTAGTAACAACTAACGCGTGGTGGCAGCTCTTTGTACTTGAACCCATTGTACGCTTTGTCTTCTCTCATGGCTTTGGCAAGGGTTTTGTCGCTTATTTTCTCGGACTTTAAACAATCGTATTTGCACTTGAACTCCTTGACTAATTGGTGGGTGGTTTCGTGGAACATCCCGAACCCGTCTTTGTACAACAAAATGTCTTTGCCATATCTTTCCTCAAATTTTTCTACGAGTGGTTCGGGGCAATCGCCGTATAACTTATAGTAGTGGCCCTGTGATACAGTTCCGTTTTTTACAGCCGAGTCTAAACCGCCCGAAGAATATCTGTTTGTCAGTGCCGCTGTCTTTCTGTCTAAATATACATTCAGAATCTCGGTTTGATCGGCGTTTAGTTTTGCTACATAATCCATGTTTTTGGGAATTGTTTTTCGTGTCGGTTGCAAATTGTGGAGAACGGTTGGGTCCACGTCGCGTTCTACAAAAAGCCATCGGAATCCATTGTATACGACATTTTCAAGAACGGCTTTCGAGAGGCTTGGGCGTTTGATGCTGCGGTCTTCGTTCATTACTTCGGTTGCGGATTCGTAGACTTTGATCAGTTGCAATGTGTCAGGGTTGATTTTTTGAACACGTGGACCCAATGTGGGGAGCGGTTCTTGGAAGCCGGTTTGAGTTCTTGCTACTGGAGCTTTTGTTTCGAGCAATTTATCAAGCATGGTTTCGAGCTTGTTGATTCGCGTAGTGAGTGTTTGTTCCAAACGTTTTGTAGTATCGAGTATTTCGATTATTGTTGGATTATTGCCTCCGTTGTTAGCCGCCATTAGTTTGAGTTTCTCAACTTCGAGCTCAAGTTTTTTGGTGTTGTGTTCCTGAAAATTATCGATTTGAGAGTTGATCACATCAAGCAAAATCTGGTATGTCAAGTTTTTACCGACTAAAAACAATTCTTTCTCACTCTCATGGCCGGGCATGTCTCGAACCTGGTTGCAACGAATCTTGGGATGATTGTGGATGTAAACTTCGAAATCTTTGCTTTGGATCGCGGTAAACACATCGAGCAAGACACACTCGGGGTAATGACTCTTGTGCTCATTGTAACGTTGCAAAATGCCTCGACGGCTTTCGCCGATCTTGACAATGTACTCGCCGTTTGGGTGGGTTTTTACACGAATGAGATAAACAATCGGGATTGAAACTGCAAACTGATTCAATAAGACTTTTTCGCGCTCGAACTCTTTCTGTTTTTTGAGCTTGGTTTGGTACTCGGCATCGCGCTTTGCGATTTCGGCGTCTTTGTTTACAATTTCTTGGTCTTTTACTTTTAACTGTTCAGAAAGCGATTTACATTCTTCTATAACAACTTCTTGAATTATTTTTTCCATTTTTAAATAGTACTCGTGTATTTCATTTGCTTTTTTAGTTCCAGCTTTCAAACAAAAACGTTTAAACGCAGGAATCGTAAGCATAATAGTTTCCTTGTTATGGCCTCCTCTTGCATCTTTTTTTGCTCCATAATGTTGTGGAGCAATAATTGTATAATCGGTATTTTCAACAAAATTTTTTTCAAGCAATTCTTTTGCTCTTATTTTTTGACTGAAAGCTAACCACTGCCAAACACTATCAAGGTCAATAACAAATTCACCTTCATCATAGTTTAAATAGCAATAAAAACTTGAAACAAACATTTGTTGTTCGTAAGTGTTAAAGCGTGCTTTTATTTTATCCACCATCGCTGACTGGTAGTTTCCTATAAGCTTCGCAATAGGATTACTTTCGATAAGGTTCACAATGTCAACGCTCATTTTTTATATACGTATATGGTGTGTTTCTTTATATTTGATTTCATTAAAATGTTTTTGTTTTCGAAATTGAAAACACTATTATTGATAAATTTATGAAAAACTTTGCTTTCTGCAAAAAGAGATCAATAATTTTAAAGTTTTTGCTTATGCGTTTAAAAAATAAAATTGCTTCATGCATGCATAAAGCGATGAATTTAAAAAGAAAGATCGTGTGATAAAAATAAATATTATTTTAATAATTACGTGATTTATTTATGATAAGAAAATGTTGTTTTTATGAAAAACACTTTGCTCTTCCAAAAAGAAAGCAATAATAATAAAGGCTTTTGCTTTTGCTTTTGCAAAAGCAAACAAAACGTTTTGATCTCGCAATTGCTTATGCGTTTAAAAAATAAAATTCTAAAACTCAACTCTCACGACACTTGGTGCAGATGGTTTGCAAAAGATAAGTTGGGTAATTACGCGAATTACATCGGACAAGTCAAAGTTTTTGTGGTTTGGATTGTACCGAACAATTGTAATATTTTCTTTTAACAAATAGTATTCTCGCATCCTCTCGTATGCTGGGTTTCGATCATTGTGATCGTTTTCGTCGCATTCAACTGCAATATTGTATTCTTCAAAATACAAATCGATGTAATATGGACCGATGTGTTTTTGTCGCTTCAGAATGAGAGCACTAGAAAAAGAGTTTTCTATAAAACCAATTGTTTGAGCTTCGATTGCCATCACGACATTCACTTGTCCACAGTTTTCGTTTATTTTTTTTATATAACGATTTTTTAAATTGAATGTATTTTTAACAAGAGTGAACGCTTCTTCTGTTAGAAAATAGTTTTTAAGATTGTGTCCTCCGTGTTTTCTAATTTGTTTGTTGTTTGTTTCTTCAATATAATGAACGCCTTCTTTTAGATTTTTGTTTATATATCTGGTTAAAGAGCATTTTTGTGACCCAAACAACTCGACAAGTTCGTCGACATTTTTCGTAAATTGCATTTATTTTATGAAATTCATAAAACAAATGTCCAAATGTTTGAGCAAAGATCGAAACAACAACCCGTGCAGAAGTCATTCGCAAGATGACACTCAGTTTTGCAAAAACCATCAGTACATGGTCGGGTATACTGTCGAAATGCTTTCAGCTCTTCAGCTTTGCAAAGGGTGTAAGAAAATGTACTACTTTGAAGGAGACGTCAAACAATGCGTAAATTGTCTCGATAGGGGCAAAGAAAATCGCGTGAAAGCCAAGGAAAACGTGGTTTTGTGCAAATCTGACGGCTGCAAATTCAAACGATCTGTAGAGAATATCTACTGCGGTCTACACCAACTTTGTTTATTTGTCGACGAATGTGCTGCAGAAGGTGTGCGGCCTTGTGTAAAATACTTGAAGGGCTGCAGAGCCAAACTTGGCACCGATTATACTTTCAAGAGTTGCCAAGAGTGTTTGCAGAAGGAGCGAGAACGGGATAAAGCGAAGCGCTCAGGTGTTTCAGGCGAAGTGGTTGATGGAATGAAACAGTGCTCGGTTTGCTGCCAACGGAGACCGGTTGAGATGTATAGTGGTGCGGACAATACGGAAACCAAGACTTGCAAACCTTGTCGTGACGAGAACAAGAGACAGGACGAAAGACGTGATATTGAACACCGTCGCGAACTTGAACGGATTGCTTCGCTAAAACCAGAGCGCCAAGCTGTTAAACGCGATTGGAAAGAGGCGAATCCTGAAAAGGTTGCACTATCTGAATTGAATTATCGTAATAGAAGATTTCCAGGTACTGTTGATTTGACAGACGAGCAATTTTGTTATATTGTTATGCAGCCATGTTATTATTGTGGAGAAATTCAAGATAAAGGTTTTAATGGAATTGATCGCGTTGATAGTATGAAAGGATATGACCTTGACAATTGTGTGAGTGCATGTACTCAGTGTAATATGATGAAAGGCGCATTGGATATAGTTACATTTATACAACGTGTTGAGCATATTTTAAGACACACATGCAAGTTGAGTACAGGTCAGAGATATCCTGATGCGTTTGCAAATCATACAGGTTCAACATACGACTCTTACATATATAATGCAGTTAAACGCGGATACGATTTTGAAATGACTAAAGAGGATTACTACAAATTGATTAAGGAAGCTTGTTACGTTTGTGGTAAAAAGTCAGACGAGAACCATACTAACGGAATCGACAGATTTGATAACGAAGTAGGTTACACTTTTCACAATTCAAACGCATGCTGTACCGAGTGCAATATTATGAAGAAGGACTTTGACTTTTTCTTGTTTTTGGAACGTTTGGAAAAAATTTACGAGAACTGTTCAAAAAAAGAGTTGAAAACTCCAAGTGTCCGAATCATAAATATCATGAACTGTAACAGCACGAGGCTCAGTCGTGACGACAGAAGATCCGCATCTGGATGCTTATGAATAAAATATAATTTAATTTTTTTGGTTAAATAAAATTATGTAATTAATTAATTAAAAATTGCTTCAACTCCGGCCATGCCAACCACGACTCTAAGAACTGTATGCTAAACCAGCCATGCCTGCCATGACTCTTAGCACGTTGTAAGAGTAGGCATAAACACGGACCTTGGCAGTGGAAGTGCCACCAACAGTTCCAGAGGAGAGCACCAACTGGAGTGTGGCGTTATCAATTCTGGAGAAGTTGCACGAACCGCTCGGCTGGTGTTCTTCAGGTCTTAGTGCGAAAGAATACACGTTGATACCAGTGTCGGGTGCGCGGGTGTGGTGCTGGAAGGGCTGAACAACGTCGAAGTAAGAACCCTCTCTCTCGGAGATACGGTCCTGTCCGTTAAGCTGGAGCTTAGCGGTGACGACGGGGTTCTCACCCCAGCAGTGGAGGTGGAGGGCGGTCTCAGCGAGCACGAATGTGCCGGCATCGGAGAGCATGGAGCCGGTGGGGGCAGATCCGTCCTGGTTGAAAACACCGGTCTGGTGCCAATCCTGGGTGGTGCTCGCACCGCCGGACACAAAGCCGTCGAGGGCGCCGGCCATCTGGAAGACACCGCCGGAGATGAATCCGTTGACACCAGTGGTCTCAGCGGGTCCGCCGAAGGTGTGGATGGAGGGAGGGAGAGCATCAATGGCATCGGTGTAGTTGAAGGGCTGGGCACCGAGGACCTTGAAGAGAGTACTGTTGCCCTCGAGGGAAGCGCAGTAGTCGACGTTGGCGTCGGGCTGAACAACCCAGATGAGCTCCTTGCAAGGGTGGTTGAAGTTGATCTTGATCTTGTTACTTGAAGATCCGACCGACTCGTCACCGGTGTACTGGAGCTGCTCAATGAGGTACTCGTGGGGGTTCTGAGCCATCTTTCTGCGCTCATCGGTATCCAAGAAGATGAAGTCAACGTAGATAGAGGCGGCAACAAGGGACTGCTGGTAGGCGCTGGTGACGGCCTGGGAAGTAGCACTGGCGATGTTAGTCAATGAATTGACAGCCCACAAGCACTCACCAATAGGTCTGAAATCGATGTTAATCTTGACTTCGTGATACTGTACATCACATATACCCCACCTTTCGGTGTATTTATCGGCATTTCTGTATTGATTAACGTGTTACATACAGAAACATGGCCGGGGAGTAGACTATATCTTAAGCCTTCATCGGAGTTGATTAAACTCCTCAGACCCAATTCCGTTTAGTCGTTGAACCTTCATCATATTCTCATCATTTTGAACGTAGATGCTTGGCTGCGGATTGTCTATTTCTAAGGATTTTTTACTTTCCTTATCATACGTGGCATTTTTACCATACCTGAGTTTCTTTCTCAGCCACATTAAACTTTCGTCTAATGCTTGGTAGCCATCGTCTTTAAGAGTTTCCCGCAATTTGAAATTGTTGCCGCATCGCTTAATAAAACTAACCGTTTCCTAAAATGGGAGGAGGGGTTTTAGGGGAACGTAGTTCTCTTAAGCGCATGCGACTAGCATCTGAGGACGACTCAAAAAGTCGTTGCGAGCCTCGAACGAATATTCTCCAAAGTAGTTCTCGCATACTTTGGGTCGGATGCTTTTCTGCCCTACAGATTTCAAGGCAACAAGGGGTAAAGCCAAACCAGGGTTTCGGCAAAACCAGAAGAGGAGAGGAATGTACAGAGTGGTCTCAGGGAGAGCCTTTCTGGGGGCACAAACCTGGCCGGGTCCACCGACAGCGGCGCAGGGGCCGTTGATATCAGCGAAAGCGGGATCTGTGATGTATGTGAGCTGAGTGGTGTGACCGATCATCTTGTAGTAACCAGCCTGCTGCTCAGAAGAGAGTGTGAGCTGATTCCAGATGTGCATCCAGTCACCATATTGGCGGTCAATTCTCTGACCACCGATCTCAACCTCAACCTGAGCAATGAGTTGCTCACCGGGGTAGTCCAACCAACGGGCATAAACAGGGCCAGTGCCAGCAGCACCAAGTGACTGGTTGATCTCGGGGAGAGTAACCTGAACATAGGTGCGGTAAGCAAGATCTCCGTTTCTGGAGATGGTGCAGGACACACGGCGACCAAAGTCAGCCTGACCGTTGAAGGTCTGCTCGATGGACTCCATCGCGAAGTTGGTGTGGCGTCTGTAAGACACCTTCCAGAAAGTAATCTCGGGGTTTCCTGTAAGGAAAACATCTTGTGCGCCGTAGGCGACTAATTGCATCAAAGCTCCTCCCATTTTTTTTTATATAATCCCAAAACATATTTCTTCCTAAATCTGAGCGAGCAGTCGCATAAAAAACCCCATTCCTCTACATTGAACGAAAATTCTCGGTTTCTATTTCGTCATTCACTTACAATTTATGTAGGGCATTGAACAACCCAAATTCGCATGTCGGTGTAGAGACAGTATGTTCACGGTTTGCCCCCCGATACACGATTTAGGGGGCAAATAATGTATAATTTTATTATAAATAATGCCGACAATTTGCAAAAAGGACACGTGTCGGAACAAGGCGATTTACGGATTTTGTTTTGGGAAACCTTTATTTTGTGCCGCCCATCGCGAAGACGGTTCTAAAAACACGCGGACACTGGAACCGCACGATGCAATCGAGACATTGTGTGAGAAAAATGGTTGCTCCAAGTGTTCTTCAATCCTCGTAATGCCTAGATTCAAAGGGTTTTGTAAGCGGTGTTATCTGGAGACATATCCGTCGGATCCACTGTCTCTCTGCTCTCTCTACAAATCGAAAGAGGATGTTATCCAAAAGTTCATCGATTCCAAGTTTGACGGATTTGTTCACAAAGAAGGCACGAGTCATATCCAAATTAGTGGCGTTGTTCTGCAAATTGTTTACGGCAACAAAGCGATTGATGATCATGATGATAATGATGAAAAAAACATAGTTATTAAGTTTAATCCCAATAAATATGAGGATGGTAAAAACCCGATGTTGTACAAGAGGTTGCCAGATTTGGAAAAAGAAATTGCACGTCAGTTCGAGAGAATCGTAAATTCGGATGTATAGGTAAAAAAAATTATTTCAAAGAAGCGTTTTCAGCAATGAATTTCTCTAAATAGTCTTCCATGAAAACCTCTTTCTTATTGCCATGCAGTTTTTGGAATATATATTGATTGTCTCTCTTTTTCACTTTCCACCCAGATTCGATCGAATTATAAATAAACAGGATTTTATGAAGAGTTTTTGAATCAAGTTTTGTGGGGTCAATCATCGTTCAAATAATATTTTATTCTATACGTTCACTAAAAATACAAAATCCAAACTAAATATTTGTGTGTCTGTTTATGTGTTTTTTTTGAAAAGTTTTTCTTTATACTAAAGACGGTGCGACACTTTATAAAATAGAAAGAGTTTGTAGATGGGGGAACCGTTGGATTGCCAATTTTATAAAATCTCCTTGTTCTATATTATTTAGGAAAAATGATGACAGACCCCCTTTTGAAAGACGACACATCTCGTTACGTAATGTTCCCCATTCGTCACAACGACATTTGGAAAATGTATAAGAAACAGGTTGATTGTTTTTGGCGCGCCGAAGAGATCGATTTATCAAAAGATTTGGGCGACTGGGCGAAGTTGTCACACGACGAACAGTACTTCATATCGATGGTTTTGGCATTTTTCGCAGCCAGCGACGGAATCGTCATGGAAAACTTGGCAACCCGATTCATGGCCGACGTGCAACTCTCCGAGGCCAGAGCATTTTATGGTTTCCAGATAGCCATCGAAAACATTCATTCCGAAATGTACAGTATCTTGATCGAAACTTATATCAAGGATAAGGCGGAAAAGAACCGACTGTTCAAGGCGATTGAGACTTGTCCATCGATCGCGAAAAAGGCGGATTGGGCGCGAAAATGGATCGGACACGGACATGACGACAAATCGGTTGAAACCTTTGCAACCCGGTTGGTGGCATTTGCTTGCGTCGAGGGCATATTCTTCAGCAGCAGTTTCGCGGCGATTTATTGGATTAAGAAGCGCGGACTCATGCCGGGTCTTACTTTATCGAACGAGTTCATCAGCAGAGACGAAGCCCTTCATACTGAATTTGCGGTGATGTTGTACTCGAAACTGGAACAGAAACTGTCGAAATCCCAGATTGCGGAAATTATTCGAGAGGCAGTGGAAATCGAGAAAGAGTTTATAACTGAGTCGCTTCCGTGCAGAATGATTGGTATGAACTCGAAGTTGATGACACAATATATTGAATTTGTTGGTGACCGGCTTTGTCTCCAGCTGAATATTGATAAGATCTACAATAGCGCAAATCCTTTTGATTTCATGGAGCTCATTAGTTTGGAGAGCAAGTCGAACTTTTTTGAACGCACGGTCAGCGAGTATGCGATGGCGAACAAGTCAGTCTCGTCGGATGTGTTTGATATGATTTGCGAATTTTGAGGAGAACTACGTTCCCCTCTGACCCCTCCTTTTTCTTGAAAAACAGTTTAAATATTTTTTAAGAAAAAAAACAAAATGCAGGACAGCGCATTAAAATCGATTCCCTACACTGCCATCTCGCTATCAGTTGTCGGTCGATTTATTTTCATGTATCTCCTGTACAAAAACAAAAGCACCAATAGTCTCTCGTTGCTTTTTTGCATTCTAAATATTTGTTCCTCTAGCATGTGGATTTACTATAGTGTTCAAACACAAGATGTCCCGATGATTTTCAGAAGTTCCACCGAAATCTCTCTATTGGTTATTTCATCAATCTATATCATTCGAAACAAAATTGCAAACAAAGAGCCACAAATCTTGCCTTAGAGATATTTCTGAAACAATTTGACAAAGTTTTTCATAGAGATCTCTCTCTGCTTATCATCTCCAAGTTCCAAATTTAACTCGGTTATGTCCATGTTAACAATGTTTGTTTTTTTCATGATTTTGTCGAGAACCGGTTTGATTGCATCGACACGGACCCCTTTTTTCGCAGTGGTCCCTGTGCACGGCATCTCGCTCGGATCTATTCCGTCCACGTCAAACGACAAGTGGACTGGATCTTTCCCAACAAATGCTTTCACGATCTCGAACGCCCTTTTCGGATCATTGTTGATGTCAGCGCTTTTTATGAATTTGATCTTTTTTTCTTTTAATACTTTTTTCTCTCCATCATCGAGGTCTCGGATGCCCAAGTAAAGAATATTTTCGAATTTGAGTTCTGGCACGGCGTACAAAAAAGGAAACAAGTCATAATCGTGATCGAGGCCGGTTAGAAAGGCCAGAGGCATGCCGTGGAAATTGCCACTGGGCGAAGTTGCGCGAGTATTGATGTCGCCGTGGGCGTCAAACCAAATGACTTTGAGTTCGGAGCCGTATTTATGGAGAGAAGCTGCAACTGTAGCAATCGCCATCGAGTGATCGCCGCCGATATTAATGGTGGGTAACGAAGCCCGCATATTTTCCTTATGCAGTTTTATTAGGTTTTGCGAGAGTTCTGGTTTAACACTAACGATAAAATCTGTTTTTCCAAATATTTTTCGAAGGTATCGAGCGGTCGAATCGACGCCGCTTTTTCTCTGGCCTAAAGCGTTTGGAAAATAAATTCGTTTCATCATTTAGGAGTGTTTTTATTTTATGATGAGATTATATATAGAAATGTCATCATCTGAAGAGGAGTTGAACGAGGTACCTCCTGGTGTTAGTTATGGAGAAAGAGTTGATGTCCCTGTTGGAAATGGAAAAGCTAAAGGGCTGGTGGATACTGGCTATGAAGGTGAATCGAACCCTCGAATAAAATTTTTACAAAGTCATTCCGCCCCCAAAAAATATGCGTTTTTCACGGATAAAGAAGGTTTACAAGAATGGAACTTTAAACCTGATTTCGAAAATGATCGTCGCTTAAATGACTACAATAATAGTACAACAACTGGTACTCATTGGTTTGGAGACACACAATTAACCGATTTCGATCCTATTTATTGTAGAGAAATTATTCAATTACCGCAGAATGATGACAAGAGATATCAGTTTTTAACGAAGTCAGACAACAAAGATAAAGAAGTAAACTTCTTTGATGGTATGAAAAGGCCTCTCGGTAAATTTAAAGATAGTACACAAGAAACTTCAACCGGGTTTATGAATTACATTTTTGAAAATGGCAGGTCCGATAGTGAACAAAAACTCTTCTACGATGGCGACTCTCTATTCGGTGGACGACGAAAGCGAAGAACGAAAGCAAAAAAGAGTAAAAAGCGAAGAACCAATAAAAGATCTAAATCTCGTTCTTAATGACCTCTCGTTTCAACTTTTCCAAATATAAAATAGCGTCCATGTGCTCTTCTTGGGCATGTTGAATCCAATCAAGCACTTTCAAATCGTCTCTATCCAACGTTGTGCCATACTTTTGCAAACCGAGATTTGACCGCTTGATAAACGAATCGATCACACTATTCACAATCGAGTCTGACGTGTGTTTAACCTCTTCATTCTTCTCTAATAAAACAACCTGCGACATGATTTACTATTTTTTCGCAGAGTTCTTTTATATCATTTTTGATACAGTTGCTTAAATTCCTCCGTATTAAACGTAAACCGGCAAACTATCAATATCCACGATTGTGATTGAGTCATTCGCATCCGGCGTGAATGTGTATTTCGTCGCAAATACGAGAGACTTGAGTTCATCTTTGGGCACTAAATTGTTGACAGTTCGCGCAATCATCTTGTACAACTTGAAATCCGGGTATCTGGTCTGGCCATTGTGGCGGTAAAGCATGTTTTTTCCGTAGTCATCGTTGCACCAGTGATCAACCAGCTTTTGCAAAGGGGTTTTCGGATCATTGTCTCTGCAAACAAAATCGTACAACGAGCATCCGAGGCGGCACAAATCGAAACTCGGGTTGGGATCGACTCGCGGCTTCTTGTCGTTAAAGTAGGGTTCGCAATTATATTGTGTAGATGCATCCCCTAATGGAGCGAAACTATCACTGCAGAACAACTTGTTGTTGAACTTGTAGATGGCTCTTCCGAAGTCGATCAACTTGTAGATGCGGCCATGTGTAGGGACTTTGTAGAAAACACCCTCCAATTTGTAGTACAAAAACTCGATGTCTGTCTCTACATACATGATATTGTTGGTATGCAAGTCATTGTGAGTGAAGTGGAACAACTTTTGATAGGTGGCCAGAATAAGGATGATTTGCATAAGGGCATCCATGAATTGTTCGTCGTTGAGTTTGCGACGCATTAGAAGTTGATCGATGGTTCCTGCGCACTTTTCTTGAAAGATCATTTGTATGGGGTAGTTATTCAAGTAGCTGAAAATGGGTTCGTCGTCGTCTTCAAAAGTTGACCCATCGGAGTCAGAATCACCAGACTTCGAATCACCAGACTTCGAATCACCAGACTTCGAATCACCAGACTCTGATTCAGATTCGGTTTCCCACACAGACTCTTCATCAGAATCGCTTCCATCAGAATCGCTTCCATCAGATTCACTTCCGCTGCTATCGCTCTCCACAACATTGTTTGTGCGGACGTTTTCATACTCGAGGTTTATAGGCGACATTGTATCTACAGTCTCTACAGGTTCATCTATCAAGACCTCCTCTACATCAAGAGTCACGTCGTTGTCTTCGATACAGAGCTTGTTTCGATTGCGACGAGACCCTTCGCCCGAATATTGATTAAGAATCTGGGACGCCTCTTCATCGATTGTGAAATGCTTGTTGATATTGTTCAAAAAGAAGGGACAGTTAGAGACAAACTCGAGATCGTCTGCGATGTTGTATTTGAACTTCTTCTGAATTCCTAAATAAGAGCCGTAGTATTCCACGCCGTGAACCCATCCGTGTGTATCTTTCAACATAGACGTCAAGTATGAGAAAAACCCGTCGACATATGCCGAGTTATTCACGTCCAACAGTTTAGGCATGATTGTCTCAGTGGATTTAATACTCGGTAGGGTCCGCGTAATCTCAGTTTCTAAATTGTATTTGCCACGCAAGAAGTTCAATGGATCGATGAGTGGAGAGAATTTAACAAAAATGTTTTTATCCACGATTTCGTCATTCTTGTAGACGGTACTTAGGTCGCGGATTTGGTAAGTGTTGTTCAAAGTGATTTTGTTATAGTTGGTCTCATCCATTTCGAAAAACCGGTTGTACAATGGTGTGTATGACTGCATACTTGTGATGTCGAAGGGGGTATATATCTCTCCGTCGGTAGAAGCGACTTTCTCTAAATTCAATTTCTTGGTCTTTCGGTAATTTATGCTAAACTTGGATTCCATGAGTTATATTTTATGAAATGTATATATTTTAGTAATAATGAACTAATCGTTTTATATTTGTATTTATTATATTGTAGGTAATTTATACATAAATGACATTAGAATTAAAAAAATTTGACATGAGATCAATCACATTTGACCCGAGAGAAAACAAGGGTCCAGTAATAGTGTTGATTGGTCGCCGTGACACGGGTAAAACATTTTTGGTCAAAGATTTGTTGTACCACCACCAAGACATCCCGATCGGCACTGTTATCTCGGGCACAGAAGCCGGAAACGGTTTTTACGGCAAGTTGGTGCCCAAGCTCTTCATTCACGAAGAGTATAACTCGATACTTATCGAAAATGTGTTGCGCCGTCAAAAGGCTGTTATGAAACAGTGCCAGTCGGAGATGGAAACTTACAAGAAATGCTCGATCGATCCTCGTACTTTCGTGATTCTCGATGATTGTCTCTACGACAACAGCTGGACCAAAGACAAGTTGATGCGATCCTTGTTCATGAACGGTGAATTGTTTGCCTAAGTCATTCCAAAAGAAATGGCTAGTGTATTTAGGACTAAAAAAAAATCCTTTATATGCGACACGTCCAAATTGCGGAGACGTCTTGATTTAGAACACTTACGCAGAGTTCTATGAAGGTTTATACTACTAAACGGCTTTAGAAATAGAGTCGCGGTTTATGCTAACCACATAAAGTACAGTAAAAAGGTATAAAATAGAGATAACCCGCAGCACGTCATCTAATTCCGCTTCAAAAGACTGAAAAAGTCGAAAAAGATATGGTAAGGTTATGATGATTGTTCAACGACTAAACGCCCGTGGGGTTGAGTAATCTAACCAATTACAATGATGCCTTAAGATATAGTCTAAACCCGCCCGAGAGGGTGCAATGCCCATTTAAAAAGCATTGGTTTTATGATTTCAGAAAAATAAATGTCTGAATGAAAATGGTACAATTGAGACACTGGAAAGTGATGTTAATCATCACCATGCAATACCCGCTGGGTATTCCACCAAATCTCCGCACGAATATTGATTACGTTTTTATTCTGCGAGAGAACTATTTATCAAACAGAAAGAAGATTTGGGAGAACTATGCGTCTATGTTTCCGACACTCGAGTCATTTTGCTCGATCATGGATCAGACAACCGAAAACTACGAGTGCATGGTGATATCAAATAATGCCAAATCGAACAAGATCAATGATCAGGTATTTTGGTACAAGGCCGCAGACAGACCGGATTTCAAACTGGGTTCGAAAGAATTCTGGGAATTATCCAAAAATTTGGCCGACGACGATGGAGACGAGTACGATCCAAATGCCAAGAAGAAAAAAAGTGGTAACAATGTGATTGTGAAAAAGACCAACGGCAAGTGGTAAAGAAATAAAAAAAAAAGGTATTTAGATAAAAAATGACATTATAAAATATATGAAATCCAGGACAACTCCTATAATAATAATCGGTGCGGGCGTAGCAGGACTCACGATTGCATCAAAATTTCAACCCGAAGATTACATCATATTGGAAGCGAGAGATCGCATAGGTGGCCGCGTGTTTACAAATGAAAAAAAACTGGACTATGGCGCGGCTTGGGTACATGGTTTACATGAAAACCCATTGACAAATATATTGTCGTCTGACAATCTAATTCATGTCGCCGAATGCAACCCGTGGATGCATTCGGAGAACGCAAACATACAATATTTGACGAAAGATTCGAATTTTACAGAAGAAAAGCGCCAGCAATTGGCAAAAAAATGGAAGACGCTGGTGAATGAAATCGATTGTGTAGGCACAATTGAACAAGCATTATCCCAAGATCCAGATATTCAAAGTTTTCTCTACATGATTGAGGTTTGGTGTGGAGGCAGTATACGGGATTTACCTACGTCTTTTTTTCAAAAGGGTGAAGAACTATTTGGCGACTATGGAGGCCCACATTGTTTGTTCAAAAACGGCGCAAAAACACTCATCGATGCATTGTGCAAAAACGTGTGTAAAGACAATATATTTTGCAACCAAATTGTAACAAATGTCGTATATACGGATGATTTGGTAAAAGTGTATACAAGAGACGGATCGATTTATAATTGTAAAAAGTTGTGCATAACGGTTCCGCCTGGACCACTGAGAGACATTGCGTTTGATCCGCCCTTCGCTCAGCCAAAAATAGATGCACTGTCTAAGGTAAAGATGGGATCGTACAAAAAGGTGCAATTGGAGTTTGATCAAGTGTTTTGGAACCGCGATGTGCCGATGATTCTTACGCAGGATGAAGACAAACAGTATATATTGTGGAATAATTACATGAGTTCTAAAAATGTGCCGATATTAGAGGCAATATGCCCGGCAGACAAAGGATGGGCAATGGTTGGTAAACAGGACGAAGACATTGTTGGATCGGTGATGGATCATTTGAAAAAGTATTTCAGAAATGTTCCTTTTCCAAAATCTTGACACGTAACCCGATGGGAGGAGGACGTGTTTACACAAGGCGCGTACTCATACCATGATATGTCCATGACAGAGAGAGACATTGATATTTTGAGAGAAAATATAAATGAGAAAATATATTTTGCGGGAGAACACACGGATCCGGTATACTATGGATCATTGCATGCCGCTTACAATAGTGGAATACGAGTAATAAACGAATTGCTTACACCTTGTGCTTGCGTTTTCTGGAACTTTTAACGGGACGACGATACGATGAAGATGATGAAGAAGATGAAGAAGAAGAAGATGACGACGATTGGCGACGCGTTGACTTTGATTTTTTAGGCTTTCGTTTAGACTTTTTATACAAGTATGCCAGACCTGCGGCTGCGGTAGCGGCGGCGGCTACTGGGAGTGCGTAAGTAGACCAACTTGACTGTGCTGGTTCCGTTTGATTGAGGTCTTCCAGAATCTTCGAAATTTGCTTTGTTTCTTCTGGTGTCAAACCTGTTTCGCCAAATTTCATATTGTTTTTATCATCAATAAATAACGTGTCATCATTAGTAAGGTATTTGCCATACTCTTTTTTTCCATCTTTGTAAATACGGAAATAGGGAGTGTTTACGTTAAATTTAATTGTTCCGGATGTATCTGGAAGAGAAAAGTATGCGGTTGAATCTGTAAACTCAATTTTTACTACTTGTTGCTTATTTATTACAAAAACTTTGAATTTTTCGTCGAAATCAAAGACTTGCAACCCACAAAATGATTGATAAACAGAACCAATTTTGTTCGGGTTTCCGCCACCCTCAAGGATGATATGGTCAACATCAACCTGCTCATCAGCGGGGGCGGTAGGTGTCGCTGTTACAGCATTGGGGTTTCTCTGCTTCTTCTCAGCAGGAGCGGGATAAGTATTAGGAGCGGCATAAGTATTAGGAGCGGGACAAGTATTAGTATTAGTATTAGGATTAGGAGCGGGACATATAGGTTTTGGACATATACCATCAGAATTAATGTACATATTTGATTTTTTTTGTATCTTACATGGATGAGTGGTGATATATAAACCATTCTCAAAAGACTCACTAAAACCATGTGTAATCGCTATATTGTCAGTACTAATGTTTTCGAAATCAATTTCGAGATTTTTTTTAGCTAACACGGCAATTTCAAATAATGTTTTTTTATCGAATAAAGAACAATTTACTCTTTCGGAGAATCCTCTGTTTAGAACGAATTTCTCAAAATCAACTTCTAATTTACGTGCATCAGTAACAATTTTTTTAATTTCCTCTATTTTCGGGTCCATTGTATAAATATACAATCGAAAACTATTTCCGGACAAATCCATGATCTAACGCATTGAGAAGGCGAATCTGCGCTTTGGCTTTTTTCATAGTGGTGCACCTGGATAGCGTCATTTTTCGGCTACCCTTCTTCTTTTTTACGCTAAAGCAATTTTTCCCTCTTACTTTTCGAATGACGTACGGCATCTATATAATATATAGAGTCTTGGTTCAGACTTTTTTCGGCTTCGTTTATACCTTACGAGCAATATTCAATCCAAATCCTGAACGCTAAATCGCTCAAAAAAAACACGACATTATTGGTCAATAACATCCATGAAGTATAATCAAATTTCACAGAAGAGAACAAGCAAACAAGCAAAACAAACATGAGCGATTGTATTATGTAACTCAACCCGACATGTGCCATCAATCGATTTCGGTTGTTTGTCAATCTACATACTAAACACACGTTCAGAAGAATCTTGCAGAAATAAGAGACCATCAATATTTTTGAGGTAACGTCTGCGAAAACATATTGGTAATCTTTCGACAAACCGACGTTGATCAGATTCATGAATGTGTTTGACAAAATATGCACGATGAAAATGAACACGAATTTTCGTTCGGGTGGTTGTCTCTCCACGACTTCGTTTTGTGAAAGCAACGACGTTGGGTAGTTTGTTTTGCAGTGGGGACAAAAGTTTTTATTTTGTCCCGACTCTAATAATAGGACAATGCAATCGATGTGATAAACAGAGTTTGAACATTTGCACGGTAGTGCAACGATTTTATTGAGTTCAACGTTGAGCGATTCGAGACAAATGAGACATTCTTTCTCTTCGAAATCAGTCTTGTTTGGTTTTGCAAAACTTTGCAAAAACATTACACATGCAGTTTTATGATAAAGTTCAATTTTTTTAAAATTTCAGAAGAATCTGGGGCGGGTATATCTTTTCCAAGTGATACAAAAGCCTCTTGAAATGAGTTTACAAACCCTTTATAAATATTGGTTTTATATTTTACACTCGCACCAATCAGTTCGCGCAATTCTTCGTATAAAATCGGGTTTGTGAAATAAACAATAGGTCGAATAGTTACTTCCCACTTGTTATATTTATGATTGCTATATACATTTTGGGCTAAATCTGTCGTTGGTTTGTATGCAGAACTTGTAGCACGTGTTGCACCAAATACATATTGTCTATCTTTGTTTATCAATAGTATTCCATCACCGGATGTAATGTTTACTTTTGTTCCATGACTCATTGTACATACGCCTTCATAACTTCGTAATTCAAGTTCAGTAAGTTCGCTAAAAATACAAATATAAATTCTTGCCATTTCTACAAATAATTATTTTATGATTGGAGAGACGATGATTTTTTTGGAAAAGGTGTAAAAAACAATATAAAAAGGACTTTACAATGGATACCAATTATGAGCGCACGAAGAGGGGGGCAAACCCAGAATGAATTATTATTAACGAACTTGCTGACATTTTACGGAAAGGACGACAACATGGATCGTTTAGTCAATGTGATAAATGGACAGTCAAAGATATCTCTCAGGATCATCGATTGGTTCGTTACGAATTACGCAAAGAAGAATTTCACAGTCTACTCGATACCCGCGAAAAACAAGTGCAGCACAGTTATCAATGGTGAAGAGAATACAGAGAGATTCAAGGTGTTCCACAATTACAAGCTCGAGCTGAAAGCTTATAGCAAGGTAAGATTCGATCCATTCTCTCGTAGAGAGCGCATCGCGATCCCCTATAAAGACAACACTTGTTTACAAACCACGATTGGGCAGCTCAACTTTTTCAAGTGGGCGATCGAAAATCAGCTCCTCGAGTATATAGAGAAAAACTACGACGAAATCGAGGTGGACATGAACGCGCGCAACAGTATTTCGAAGAAGGGCGGCGAGTTTGATAACAACAAGACGCGAAAGAAGAGAGAAGAGCTATCGATCTCTGCGTGCAAGACAATTAAGAAAGAAACTGTGAATATTGTGGTGAAGTTTAATTAGGATTCATACTAAAAGATCAACTAAAACACACATATTTTTAGTTGATTGTGAAATTACACAGAACGACGGGTCTTTCTGCGTCTCTGTTTGCGTTGTTTGCGAGATCGTTTCTTTCCGCCTTTTTTTTTGGGGAGAAACTCGCTTTGATTAACTGTACCGAAGACTCGATTAAAATCCTCTTCTGTAAAATTGACTTCAAGTGTATCCAATATTTCTGTAAACTTTGCTGCAAAGAAAGCATTCACTTCGTCTTTTGTAAATCCTTCAGCTTCAGCTGGACCATTTTTTATTCTATCCCATAATTTATTAATTGACAAAACTAATTTTGCAGATTTCAATCCAAAACCGGAACACCCGTCATATCTCTCACCTTTCTTTATTTGATATTTTGAGAATATTAGGTCAACACAACCACCGTTGGGTCTTTGCATTATATGGGACGTAACAAATTTATAACAATTTCTAACATGATCCTGAAAATGTTCACTTTGAATATATCTACCAAGTTTGACTTGATTAAAATCATTTGGACTATTTTGCAATATATTTTCATAGTTGATAGGCGGTTCTTTTAAAGTTTCTAAATAGTTTTGAATGTCCGTAGCAGTATCGTACTTTTTAGACGGAGTAAACCAACTCATTATATAATAAATTGATAAAATATTCTGAACCAAACGCATAAAATTCATTATACACAATGAATGACAAATACAAAAAGAATGTCATACCACTCGACAATGATGCGAGTTATGTTTAACGCCTCTTTCTCTCCGATCTGCGTCTCTTGTGAGACACACCACGTCTCTTCTTTGAAGACCTTCTTTGCTTGCGTCTTCTGGAACCACCGGTTTTATGACTGCTAAACTCCATGACCCCCGCTTTAATTTCCTTGCCGTCGAATCCGTAGCCATCGCCGCCGGTAGATTCGTACTTGGAGGTCTCGCCGCCCAAGACGGTGGGTTGTTCACCCTTCAGTACTGCATTCGCATCGTGAGCTTGTTGATATGATGACATAATATAGCTTATATTGATATAAAAAAAACAATTATTCTAAAGACAAATACCACTCGGCAATGATTCGACTAATTTTTACGATTTTAATATACGAAAAAATGCATTATGTGTGTTTAATGATTAGATTTTTCGCGAATAAATTGGTAAATGGCGTCTAACCATTTGTTTCCTACACTATCGGGGTTGTATTCGGTATTCAAGTTTGAATCTATTTTCAAAACTGAGTACTCACGGTCTTCGTGTTTTATGAGATGGGTGGTAACATAATCGGCAACTTCGCTAACTTCGGAGCAAGCGGTGTCGATCAACCACTTGGTATGGTAGTCTCTACATTTTTGTAGATATTCGATGGGGATCTTGTCTTCGCCCGTTCTATTTCGGGTGTTGATGCGGACGCTGCAGGTATCGGGATTCGAGTCCATGTATACGACGGCGTCGACACGGTAGTCATCGATGTACTCCGAGTACCACTTGTCGTAAATGTTGAACTCTATTTTTTCAACGACTCCGTCGTCGTGTAACATATTCATAAAAATGTTTTTGTCGGCGCAAAGCGATCTTTCGAGAATAATAATTTCGGCTTGCGGGTTTTGCTTGATGGTCTTTTTGAGAAGGGAGAGACGGGTGATGCACGCCATGACCTGGAATGTGAACGCGTATCGGTGTTGGTCGGCGTAAAACTTTTGCAGAATGGTGTGTCCATTGGCGTCACGAAACTGTTCCCAAATGTCAAGTGGCTCTTTTAGAAACAAGATTTTACCTACAAGTTGTGGGCATTTTTCTTCTAAACTTTTCTCCAAGTTATCGAGGATGGTTGATTTGCCGGCGCCTATATTACCTTCGATTGAAATGAGGAATGGCATTTTTACTAAAGACTATAATTTTTGTTTTATATTTATTTTTTGAAAAAAATGTATAACCGAAAAAAATATTTGACTGTTAAATATATAAAATGATTTCATTTGTTAACGTACACTTTAATATGATTTTGTCGGTTGTGATTACTGCATTTTTGTTATTTATGATTGTGACTAATTTGTTCAAACGTTTTCACTGGAATTTAAATTTAGAAGGATTTGAAACTCCTGCGGAGTCAACCACGGAGTCAACCACGGAGTCAAAGGTTGCTGATCCAAAGGTTGCTGATCCAAAGGTTGCACAAGATGATACATCCGAAACAGACAAATCAACTATGATGACAGACTTGTTTGAGAGTGTAAACAAACAAATGGACATTATACGAACATTAAAGTTGAGTGAAAATATGATTCCGATTAAAATTGATAAAACTGTATCAGAGAGTCAATTAATTTTAGCCAACTTGAAGTTATTGATTAACAATGGTGTTTACAAAAACGAGTTAGATTTGAAAGATACATATGACAAGTATATTGGAAACAAGGCGGTTCAATTGTTGGCATCTGATATAAATTCGTTAAACTTGGAATCACCCGAATCCCATATGGAGACAACTTATTTGACACGAACGAAATCGGTAGTTGACGGTCATCAAAAAATCATTGACAAGATTTTGGAGAATAAAAGTAAGGAATAAATATATATGCATCGGATAGCAGTTTTAATTTTAATTTTAATATCTGTAATTTTTATTGGAGGTGATGCAATTATTGAAGGTGCTAAATTTAAAAAAGCTGCAAAAACTATAGCACCGTCCAAAAAGGCCAAGAAAAAAGCAAAACCCAAACCGATTTTTAACTTGAAGCCCGTAGCATCAGCCGATTATTCTGACAATATTCTTCCTCCTTACACAGGAGACAACTTTGCATCAATTCGCGAAGATATTACTGAGTATGCGAGTGCATTGGACGGCAAGTCTTCGAAAAAATTGGTATCTCCTGTGCCGATAGGAAAACAATATTTTTTCAATACGGGCGTGAAGTGTGCGGACATGACAACCGGTCAATTAGTAAACCGGTATTCCATAATCGACTCTCGCGTGGGTGTAAAGAACGATGACGGAACTATCGACAACAGTATATTCGCGTCGGCAGTTGCTGATTTTAACCAGAGCACTATTTTTAAGAAACAGGCGAATTACGCAGAAACGTTGGCCGACAAATGTATCAAAATTACGATTGAGCCGGTTGATGTGTATGGGAAGAAGTTGAAACCTAAGACGCGTCATGTATCTGTCATTGACATACAAAAGTTTGACGACACTCAACTGGGTCCTAAAGAAGGGTTTGCAACCTTTGAAATCGAGAAAATGAATGCAGGACAACACGCGTTTATTTACTCAGCGTCTATCTTGGGTTTATATTTATTGTTCAAGGCGTTGCAAAAGTAGTTAAAAAACTACCACAAAACGTGAATGCTTAGATTGTTGGGCGAGTAAGCATTTTGTTTCCAGTTGCCCTTGATTTTGCGACTTCTATTCAAATAATTTTGCCGTCTCTTCATGTCTCTATGTTTGGTGTAATCTTCGTACCCGAGTTGACCGAAGTGAACCCATTTTTTGTTGCGTGGATCGAAAATCTTAAACTTTTTCGGAGGCCGATCAGAGACAGAGACTTTGGCTGTTTTGCCCAAATATTTTTTGGCATTTTTTTGAACGAGAGTAAAGTTGGAATATTTCATGGAAAAAAAAAAATATTGTCTTTGTTGTATCCAAAGATAATATTCATATACACGGCTTTATAGTTGAAATCGAAGGTAAACCTGGTGGGCAACCAAAGCGCCCATGAATTGGGCGATAATGTAAGGGAACAACTCGGTTGACGGCAAAGCACCAGAAGCAGTCATAGCTAAACTTACAGCGGGGTTTACGTAACCACCGGAAGTGTTTCTTGCTAATAACATAACCAAAGCCAATGCGGCACCGATGGCTAAAGGATTGCCGGTGGCAAGGATGACGTAAACGAAAAATACAGTTCCTAAAAATTCGACGATATAATTATACATTTTGCTATATATGTTAAATGTATAAAAAAAAAAGCTCCCAACGAGAATCGAACTCGTTATCTCCAGTTTACAAGACTGGTGCCTCACCACTATGGCCCTGGAAGCCCGAAGGTATTCAACCTATTTTATTCTTGTCCTTCTCTAATGAAAAAAAAATAACAAATATAAAGAAAGCACGAACCTCTAAAAAAGAAAGCACGAACCTCTAAAAAAGAAAGCACGAACCTCTAAAAAAGAAAGCACGAACCTCTAAAAAAGAAAGCACGAACCTCTAAAAAAGAAAGCACGAACCTCTAAAAAAGAAAGCACGAAGCTTTAAAAAATTAAAAGGAGGGATCATAAGGGAACCTTGGTTCCCTTAGTTCCCTTAGCGAACTCTCATGAGAGCAGTATACGCAGAGTTGTTGTAACCACCTTGAGACGCATCGTTATAATTTGTGTTATTTGCTCTCTGTTTACGGAACTTGGTGTATTCAGAGCTGTCGGCTACAAATTTGACATTGCAAGATGAAGCAGGAACACCAGAGTTGTCGGGGTTAGAAAACATGCTGCCGATCAGGCGGGCATAACCAGGACGAGATGCGTTTGTGGGATTGGGGCCTCCAGATGAGTAGTTCTTTCGACTAAGAAAGTCTCCGCTGTTATTTACGGCACGGAACGGGGTGATTTTACGCGCATTGCCATTGACGGTTCCGGTTGCATAGGCTGTATTCCAGCCCATTCTTAATACTCTTCGCATACCGGTGAGCTCAGAGGTTTTGTAGTTTGTTATTGTCTGTTTGCTTGAGAAACCTCGAAAAGGGCCTCCAAGGTTTGAAGTGCTAATTGTGCTTGACATTTATATATATATACGATGTAAATAATTTTTTCTAAACTAAGGGAACTCGTCGTTCCCTTATGATCCCATACTCTACTTTTTCTATAAATTAAGAAAAAACATGATTGTATAAATTAAGAAAAAAACATGATTATGATCATGAAATGATGGTTTACAACCTTTAAAAGCAGTCGGCTATTCAGCATCCTTTAGATGCTTACAACCTTTAAAGCAGTCGGCTATTCAGCATCCTTTAGATGCTTACCGCCTTTAAAGCAGTCGGCTTACCGCCTTTAAAGCAGTCGGCTTACCGCCTTAAAACATTTTGTAAATGGCGACGTACACATCCTTCAAGTCTCTGCACGCGTTTTTCAAATCATTTTGGATATTTGTTTCGGACACATTCGTCATGTATGCAAGCCGTAAACGACTGCTAGAGTCGTGCGGATGAAGCTTTTTAAACGCGCAGAAATTCAATTTCTTCTCTTGGACGTAGTACTTATCGTACAAATAGTACTCTAAAGCCTTTCCTAAAGTATAATCTTCGTTTTCCAATACCACGTCAAAACTGTGGTTCATTGTGGTTGGGCTCGGCTCAATCGGCACGGTGTGCTCATCGAGGTTGCTAAAAAACGTGTCTAGTTTCTTTTGCAAAACCACGCAGGCTTTTTTGACAATATCGGTGTTTGAGAAGACGCCGACTGATTCGACCACGAAATCAAAACTGTCTTTAGTGAAATGTCGTTGTGCATCCAAAAAATAAAAATCCTTCCTTCTATAATGAATTTCTTCGGTAGTGGCACTGTTGGCCTTCATCTTGTTCTCGACATGTTCCCATGCTTCTTTTATTTTTCTCATGTCAGGGGTGTATCCATAGGCACATTTAGAGACGACATTGAACATGCTGTTGACTCCTGCGTTTGCAACCGAGAACTCACAAGTAAGTTTCAATTGCTCACCAGGAACGTCGCCGATTCTTGGTCGAATGCGCGCAAAATCAATGTAGTGTCCGGTTTTCATATCGGGTGGAAAAATCCGCTTTCGATCGATGTCTGAAATATAAGCTCCACTCTCTTTCTCTTTAATCTTGAAATGCTCGGTTGTGATGATCATAATATGGTCATTGTCATTAGTTTCGTTGATTTCCATAATATATTTGCCATGGAGTTCGTCTAAATCCGTGCTGTGAATTGGAATGCAGCCGAGACGTTGTTTTAAAATTTCATTATGTAGACGACCCGTGTTTGACGTTATGACACATTTGTTGTCATCGAATGTCTCGGTGCGAAAAACGACGGTCGTAATGTCGTTGATTATTGCGCGACGCAATGCGTTGGCTAAACTTACATTGACGCCAGCCAGTGTGAATTTTAAAATATTTGCTTCTTCTTCGACGGTTGTTACTTTAGGATTCATTTTTTCTAATATATTATATATTTTGTTTTAATTTATGATCTCCTCTCGCGAAGAGTAACCCAATTATATTTCGGCATATTTGGAGTCACCTTTTTCCATGCCCCGTCTGGATATTTGGCCTTGTTAAACACGCGACCACAACTTGATCCCATTCGACCGATAAATTTCATTTGGCTTGCGAGTGTAGAATCGACAACCTTTCCGTCAACTGCGCCTGAAATATTGAAGTCTTTACCCTTTTCGCACTCTTTGTGCTTACATATTCCACGAATTCCCTTTCTTACGGTGTTTGTGGCACAGTCGTGGTGGTCTGCCAATATTTCTTTTGCCGACCGTAAATCGAGTGTATCTTTATCTAATAATTTCTCGAAACGTAAGTTTCTGCAGCCCGAACTGGTATAGGGATTTAATAAATCGCTGTTGTCGGTGATCTCTTCGTGTATAATCGACGGAGTAAACACACTGTTCATTCCATAGAATACACCGTCTCGTGTCCGTTCGATTCCGTGTGTTTTTTTGGCCAGCTCGAGACGCAGAATCTCTCCACTGTTGATGTCGCCGAAAAGCCATGAGCATGCATAATCACCAGCATTTTGTGTCATCATGATTGAAACGTAATCGTCCAATGTTTTCCCTGTCTCCATTGCCTTGCGGATTCTGAAAAAGTAGGGAACTCCAGATTGAAAGTCCGGTTGATATTTGATGTTGGAGATCGTGGTTTCGCAACCGATGATTCCAGCACTAGAGATGAACCAGTCAGTAGAGCTGGATACGAGGCCCGCGATGGTTTGCATAACAAAGGGGATACGATTTTCGGGGTAAACATACAAGACAACATTTGAAATGAATCCGACAGAGTAGTCGCAGTGGGTGTTGTGCGCCATGATAATTTTACCGTCGTGGGTTTTGGTACCGGTTGCGATGAACGCGCTGCATCGTTGTCCGTCTGTGTTTGCTTCGTAAATTTCATTCATTGAGAGAAACATGTTCCATGCAACTACCAAGTCTAAATGTTGTCCAGACCCCTCTGAAATTCCGCGCAATTCATCGAATATGTTTTTCCACTCTTCTTGACCCGAATATTTATCCATAATTTGCTTACACCTCTCTATATATTTGTCGAGCGGCGTCTTGTAGTACTTTTTCACCAAAAATGCCATGACGGGTTTAACGCGCTGAATTTCTTTGCGCAATATGAGACCGTGCTTGTAGCCAATCTCGTAATGGTTTCCTTTGAGTGTAATTGTTTGCCAGCCTTGTAGCCCTTGATGTCGTTGTTTCCTGGTGGTTTTGTTTGGAGTTTTTTTGATTCGTTGGGAGTTCATTATATTAGAGAAAAGAGAGAAAAAAAAATAAGATAACAAAATTATTTTATTTTTTTTTTAACGTGTTCGCTTTGTTTGCTTTCGTCTTCTTCGCTTTGTTTGTTTCATTTTTCTTCTTCGTCCACCTCTCGTAGATCTTGGATCTAAGTACTTGATACTTCCTTCAATATTATTTGGGTAAAGTTCTCCATACTCTAGGTCAACATCTTTTAAATTTGGATCAACTCCATATAATGGTTCCTCATTTTCTGGATACATTGCATAATGACCGTAAAATTTTCGTGTTTTGGTACCATCACCTCTTTTTAAGTATTTGGCAGGGTCTGGTTTTTTAGTTTTACTGCGTTCATCAAATGACATCTATCTATACATAAATATGTATATATATAATAAAAACTTTTTTCCGATCCCTTTTATAAGAAGAGTGTATAAATAATCATAATAAACATCAAGATAAATGGCAACAATACCAAAAACCACGAACCTATCTCGAAACCGTTTTCGCACAACAAGTTCAGGACCCATGTCCAAAACAGGATGTACAAGAACTTGATTATAAATATCATGTATTTATTTGTAACA